GCCCTTGTTATGGCTAAAGCAGTTCAATTATTTTATACCGATCCTAAACAACTTTTAAAATTAGCACAACTATGAACAGAGAAAAATTTATCAAAGCTATTGTCGAAGAAATTAATTGCTTCGATAACGAACAGATGGTCGAATTGAATAATACCTATGCGGACGAGAACGGGTACAATGACGACCGGATCTATGACAACGGAGAAGAATTTTTTGAGAACAACTTTGACGGCAATATCATGGAGGCCGTCCGAGCCGTATCCTACGGGGACTACAATTATACCCACAACTACGTAAAGTACAACGGGTATGGTAACCTTGTAACGATGGAAAATGTAGGCGAAGATGATCTATGCGAAAGTGTAGATACTATTGCCGATCATGTGGCCGACAACTACCATAAGTACGATCATATTTTCGATCTTGACGAGGATGATTTTGAGGAGGAGGAAGAAGATGATACGGACGAGGACGATGATACATATCTTGAACCATAAAAATTTTATGCCATGATAGACAAACTAATTGAGTTATCTGAAAAGCAAACGAAACTACTTAAGGAACTAAAGGAATCTTTGCACTATGAATCATGCACCTACGATGTCCGTGAAATACCCGGATACGATGTATACTCAATGCAAAAAAAGTACATGGTTTTTGAGATTGCTACGGGCAAGGAAGTTACGTTTGGATACAGAGAAGGATTGCTTCGTTGGTTTGACATTCGCAACATACCACAAAACAAAATTCATAACATTCAAATTTTAATCAAATGACAAACGAACAAAAGATGCGGACATTATTCAATGTGTACTATAAACAATGTCCGGACAGAAAAATTGAGTACACGGCTGAATCAGAAAACCAATGTTGGATTATCATGGAAGGAATTGAGTTATCCTACATGGAGTATCATGGAGTTGAACAACCGATATTCATGTGTGCGAGATTGGATGAAGTGTATTATTTCAAGACGTTCAATGAATGCGAAAGGGTTTGGTACATGGGAGAGGAAGAACTATTGGAGTATGCAAAATCGTTGGAAGTCAAGAGCCGGGAAGAAATGGTAAAAGAATTAACTAAGTTTGAGTTGGAGTATATGATTGGATACCCGGCTTTGGTTAATGATCTGACAGATTTTTTCAGTGGCGGTGGATTCAATAATTATACGGACGAAGGGTTAAAAGAATTGTATAACGATAAAATTTTAGGGATATGAAAAAGTATGTACTATACAATAGCATGGATGATAGTGTCGTCTGCGACCATGAATACAAGACAGTATTGTTTGATACCTACGAAGAAGCGGAAGAAAATTGGACGGGATACCCGGAAGAAGTAGTACTGTTTGAGGAACTACCATTACATCACCAACAATTTATTTTAAATGAAAACAAGAGTATACGCCATTGATCTGTACGAGATTGACGGATCAGTTTACGATCTTACAGACGATGAGTTTGTAGATATTGCCGAGAGGCAAGGCAAGGTATGGACGCTTGAGGGTTTTGAAAAGGCGTTCAATAACGATGAAGTTTCAGACCAATGGATAATTAAAATCATAACAACATGACAGACGAACAACTTATGATCGTACAAGGGTTGGTAGACCGGCTCTTGTACCTAAAGGACGACAACAGAAAAGCATTCTTGGAATACCTTGACATTCTGTACGAAGTGTACCCGATCCCGAGAAAGATATTGTACGGGAAGGATGCGATTATGAACGATAAAACCAATGAACATGGAACGTGAGTATTTATACCAAGTTTACTACGACAATGTACTTGTAAAGACAGTCGTGGCCCACACAAAGTGGGAGGCAATAGAGAAAGTATACAGTAGATTATACCCGGAGTTTCCTAACTTAGTAAGGAGTTTATTCAAAGCAAAAGCAACACGATGACATATATAAACCTACATTCAGACGGTGATCGTACAAAGTGTGAGATCAATGGAAAAACAGATGAGTTGATTGATATGATAGCAAATGCTATTATAACGGATGAGAACTTTGGTTTGCTTGTGCTTACTGCTATTGCCGCCATTGCAGAGCAGAAGAATAATCCATTAAAAAATATAAATCTAAATTAATGGGGGAGAAGTGGATAAAATGTGAGGCTTGTAGGAGGCTATTTACTCAAACCGTTTACAATGGTAAGAGGAGTTATCCAATCTGTCCTCATTGTAAAAAAGTAAACAATGATACACGAGTTCAGAACCACAATAGCAGTAAAAACCCCACACGGGGACGGTGATGCTTTCTTATTTATTGACTACGGGTTGAATGTAAATTCAGTATGGGTAGTGAGATTACATGGGGGTGAGGTCAAACATTATTATTCAGATCAGATCCAAATCTACGGGAACCCTATGGATGAACGTGGGTGGGACATAAAAAAAGCCGGACTATGAAACAAAGATTACACCTACTTGGGGAGTTTCTTTACTTCATCTTTATTGCCACACCGGTATTCCTTCTTACGATAACTGCCGTGTATGTAGGCTTCTTTATGTTGGATGCGTATAAACTAATTAAAAAGATATGGAAAAAATTTTCAAAACATTAGACGGTATGCTTTGCATGGACGTAACGTCAAAAGCATACAGAATCTTTGACGAAAAACTGTTTGATCTGTTTGCCGTATGGCAGAAGGAGGACAAGACGTACAAGATCCCGATCCATGACAAGGAGGACATCAACATTGCTATTCAGTACGGGAAATATATCTGCATTGAGGTAGGCCATGCTTGTCAGTGCGACAAGGATAAATGGTCAGATGCGGATAAGATAACCCACAACGGGTACGTTTATGTCCGGTACTCCGACATTAAACTTTAATTAAACATATTCACATAGTGCTTTCGCACAAAATACCCTATTAACATAGGGAAGAAAGTACTATTGTGGAAAAATAAATTTGACAATTATTATACAAATTCACTATCTTAGCAGTCCAATTAAATTAAATTAAATGAAAGTTGACATCTTTAATCAGTATGTGGAAAGGGTTTGTGATCTTTTTGGGATAACCAAAGAATCCCTTTTCTCAAAGTCAAAGCAGAGGCAACTCGTTGATGCCCGTTACTTGCTTTACTATCTATGCTTCAAGCGTCCGATGACGATCAGTTATATCCAAAAATATATATTGGATAGTGGTTACACCACCCAACATACCACCATTATTTATGGGATCAGCACCGTTGAGAAAAGAATCAAAGAGGATGCTGACTACCTTCAAGTGGTCAAGGATATTCAGAAGGCAGTATTTATTTAATCACTTATAAACCTACAATTATGTCAGAAAAAAAGCTGACGGTCTTTGAACGACTGTCAAGTATCAACGTCAATGACCATGTCGAAAAGAAGGACAACTTAACCTACTTGTCTTGGGCATGGGCATGGTCAGTAACCAAGAAGGAATGCCCGGATGCTTCCTACAATATCCTACCTACGGATTACGATGAGGATCTTGGATTCATGTGCCACACTTCCGTAACTATCGAAGGCCAAACCCTTGAGATGTGGTTGCCGGTGATGGACGGGAAGAACAAGAGCATGAAGAAAAAGGCTTATACGTACAGTACAAAGTACGGTGATAAGCAGGTAGATGCGGCCACTACCTTTGATATTAACAAGACCATGATGAGATGCTTGGTTAAGAACTTAGCGATGTTTGGGTTAGGCATTTACATCTATGCCGGAGAAGATCTGCCCGAAGGTGAAGCACAAGAAAAAGCAAAACCTGCTGCCCCACCTGCTGCTGCTCAACCAAAGAAAGCTGACGGTGATCTGATTGAACTCAAGAAGGGTACCCCAAATTGGGATGCGGTTGTAAAGTATGTAACTGATAACAAGGCTCAAGGAATTGAGGTACTTGGTAAGCAACTTACCCGTAAGTACAAAATTTCTCCGGCCCTTAAAAAAGAAATAGCAGCACTATGTCAGTAATCAACAAACTTCGGGACGACTTTGAGTACTACAAAGGCGTGGGTAAAAACTACCTATCTAACTCCGACATTGGCCCCCTACTTACAAACCCTAAGTCCTTCAGAGAAGAACGTGAGGACAACAAAAGCTTTGCCGAAGGCAGATTATTTCATCAGCTTTTGCTTGAGCCGGACAAGGTTGACAAGGTGGTAAGCGTGGACGTAAGCTCCCGTAATACCAAAGAGTATAAAACCTTCTGTGCTGATAACGGACTTGAGTTCGCTTTACTAACTAAGGAGGTGGACGAAATCCATAAACTTGTTGGTGTAATAAAAGCCAATATAGTTTTCTACGATGACATCTACCGGGAAGGCAACGTATACGAGGAACCTGCCATTGGAAAGATCAAAGGTATGGAGTGGAAGGGTAAAGCGGACATCATCACCCACGACTACATCATAGATTTAAAAACTACCTCCGACATTAACAAGTTCAAGTGGTCGGCCAAAGCCTACAACTACGACAGTCAATGCTACATCTATGAGCAACTGTTCGGTAAGCCGTTGTACTTCTATGTCATTGACAAGGAAACGGCTCAGCTTGGGGTATTTAGACCGAGCGAACAGTTCGTCAAGAATGGCGAAGCCAAAGTTGAACGGGCAATGGAGGTATATAACAAGTATTTCGGGCCTCAAGCTACGGAAGATATAGACAATCATTTTATTAACGAAACCTTAGATTAATCATGGACAATCAAGAAAGAATCTTTGCCGATGGATTTATCATCAAACGCAGAGAGAACGCCCCTGAGTGGGTGATCGGAAACCTTAGCATCAAAGTTGACGAAGCCATTGCCTTCCTCAAGAACAATGAGAAGAAGGGATGGGTCAACCTAAACATCAAGAAGGGACGTAGTGGAAACCCTTACATTGAACTCGACACCTTCGAGGCGAAGCCAAAAGGTGAGGAGAAGGCAGCGAAGGCTGCTCCTCCACCACAGGCAGAGCCGGAGGAGGATGGCGACCTGCCATTCTAATTGAAGCCCATAGCATATACGAATGGGGGGTTTCTACCCCCTTTCTTTTTCATGTCGGTATGTCGTTTTTATCCTTTCCCTTCTCTCTATATATATTCTATATATTATTATTATTCTATAGAATACAAGTGAAAATAAAAATTGACATAATTGACATCGCTTTAATTATCAATAAGTTACACGACACAAAAACGACATAACGCTGACATTTATGGCATACCAAATAACTATCTTCCAAAACATCAAGGAAACAAGCACTCCCTTCTACAGGGACGTGGCCGTCATCCTTGATAGGATTAGGCAAGGTGCCACCAAAGAGCTTGTCAAAAAGATCAGACAGGAGAAGCGTAAGCCTGAGAGGAACGAACTTAAGAAGAACCTCCCGGCCGTATGCTTCAGTGGTACCTTCACCAAGCGTGCTGACACGGCCATAGTTGAGCATAGCGGACTTATCTGCCTCGACTTTGATGGTTACGTCAAACAAAAAGAACTGCTGCAGGATAAGGAGAATTTAAGCAAGGACAAGTATGTGTATTCTGTGTTCATTTCCCCTTCAGGGAATGGCCTGAAGGTACTCGTCAAGATACCGGCAGATGCAGAGAACCATCAGAACTATTTTAATAGCCTTGAGAAGCACTTTAATTCCCTTTATTTCGATAAGACGAGTAAGAACCTTAGCCGGGTGTGTTACGAGTCCTATGACCCTCTAATCTACGTTAACGAGAACTCATCGGTATGGGATACCATCGAGGAGCCGGAGTACAAGGAGGTAAGTAAGCTTAGGGATACGGCTACCATCCCTATCACGGATGAGAATAAGATAGTAGAGATCCTTGTCAAGTGGTGGCAGAAGAAGTACCCAATGACCGAAGGTCAGAGGAATCAGAACTGCTTCATCCTTGCTATGGCATTCAACGACTTTGGTATTAACAAGAGCCTTGCCTCTTACGTCCTCAACCAATTCGCTACTAATGATTTCCCCTTAAAGGAGATACAGAGAACAATCGACTCAGCCTATCAGAATACGGCCAACTTTGGTACCAAGTACTACGAGGATGAGGAGAGGGTGAATCAGATCAAAGCAAAGCTAAGACGTGGTGTGCCAAAAAAGGAGGTACGTATCCAACTGCAGGACTCCAACTTGGATACAGACACGATCGAAGCGGTTCTTGCAAAGGTCGAGGAGGAGAATGCCAAGCAGACCTTTTGGACAAAGAACGACAAGGGAGTCATCAGGATAATACACATTCAGTTTAAACAGTTCCTCGAGGATAGTGGGTTCTATAAGTACTGCCCGGAGGGTGGGAAGAACTACGTGTTCGTGAAGGTTACCAATAACCTGATCGACCATACCTCAGAGAAGGAGATAAAGGATTACGTCCTAAACCACCTGCTTGAGTTGGACGATATAGGGGTATACAATTACTTCGCTGACAATACCCGGTTCTTCAAGGAGGAGTTTCTATCCATGCTATCTACGATTGACATCTACTTCATTGAGGATACAAAGGACGCATCCTATCTGTACTACAAAAACTGTGCGGTTCAGATTACAAAGGATGAGATAAAGCCAATCGACTACATTGATCTTGGTGGGTATGTATGGAAGGATCATGTGATCGACAGGAACTTTGTTATGTGTAAGGTTACCGACAGATGCGATTATAAAAAGTTCATACGGAACATTTGCGGTGATGATCAGGGCCGGATCGATGCAATGGAAAGTACTATTGGTTTTATGCTACATGGGTATAAGAACTTAAGTTTCTGCCCGGCCGTGATCCTGAATGACGAGGTCATCAGTGATAATCCGGAGGGTGGAACGGGGAAAGGACTCTTTATGAATGCCTTATCCAAGATGAAGAAGGTAGTAACCATTGACGGTAAGAGCTTCACCTTTGAGAGAAGCTTCGCTTATCAGTTGGTGTCAGCAGATACACAGATCCTTGTGTTCGATGACGTTAAGAAGCACTTTGATTTCGAGCGACTCTTCAGTGTAGTCACTGAAGGTCTGACACTTGAGAAGAAAAACAAGGACGCTATCAAGATACCTTTCAGCAAGAGTCCTAAGATCGCCATCACTACCAACTACGCTATCAAAGGATCAGGTAATTCATTTGCTCGCAGAAAATGGGAGCTTGAGTTGCACCAATATTATTCAAAAGCGTACACGCCTTTGGATGAGTTTGGTAAGCTGATGTTCGGGGATTGGAACGATGATGATTGGTGTGAGTTTGACAACTACATGATCGGTTGTCTTAAGTCTTACTTAAAAACAGGACTTGTCAAGAGTAAGTTTGTGAACCTTAAGATCCGTCAGCTATCTGCAGAAACTGCTCACGACTTCATTGAATGGTGCGGTCTTGTGGAGGGACAGCCAAAGAATACAGCACTTGAGGTAGGGGTAAGGCTGTATAAGAACGACCTATACCATGACTTCATCAGTGAGTACCCTGACTACGGGCCGAAGGCAAAGATGACCATCAGCCGAACCAAGTTCTATAAGTGGCTCGTTGCATACGGACTATTCAAGGAAGGAGTAATACCGGAGGAGGGGCGTGATCTGAATGGTAGATGGATCATCATTCACCGTAAAAAAGAAAAGGATGCGGATAGTTGAGAGGACTCCGGGATATTCTGACTACAGTATGTGGAGGTATTGCGATCTTCTTTGCCGGGTGATGGGACAGATGAAAGAGATAAAGACAGGCAGAGGCGCAAAGATTGAGGTAACCTACGTGTACAAGTATAAGGATGCTCCGGAGATTCTTCCACGACTGCAGCGCAGCCGGGACTATTACAAAGAACTACATGAAAAAGGAGGATGTCAAGTGGAATTTAGGCCATACCAAAAAGAGATAATCTCTTTAGGGTCAAAGATCCTAAAGGAACATGAGTTCCTGTACCTCGCAATGGAGGTGAGAACAGGAAAGACGCTTACGAGTTTGGGGATAGCTGAGGCTTTGATGTTTGAACATGTATTGTTTGTAACCAAGAAGAAAGCCATCGGAAGTATTGAAGAAGATTATGCTATGCTTAACCCAAGCTATAAGATGACAGTCATTAACTACGAGAGTCTGCACACGGTGATGGATGATGAGATGTGGGACTTGATCATCCTTGATGAAGCTCATAGCTTGGGGGCTTTTGCCAAGCCAAGCGAGAGAGCAATCATGGTTAAGGATCTGATTGATAAGTGTAGGCCATCCGTAATTCTACTGAGTGGAACGCCAACCCCTGAGAGTTATTCGCAGATGTACCATCAGGTGTATGGAATACTCGGCAATCCATTTCAAGCGTACAAAAACTTCTATCGGTTTGCTGACGACTACGTGAAGATAACTAAGAAGAAGATCAATGGTCTGTATGTAAATGATTACAGTAAAGGGCTCGACAGTATTGTCGAAGCCATGAAGCCATATACCATCAACTATTCTCAGCAGGATGCAGGGTTTGTAACCCAAGTTACTGAGGAGATTCTTGAGGTGGAGATGAAGCCAAGTACTTTGGAATTGATTAAGAAACTCAAGAGGGACTTGGTGGTGGAAGGAAAGAACGAAGTTATCCTTGCCGACACTCCGGTTAAGTTAATGATGAAAGTGCATCAGCTATGCAGTGGTACCATCAAGTTTGAGAGTGGCAACAGCATGGTGCTTGATACGAGTAAGGCTGAGTTTATTAAAGAATACTTTGCCGGATGTAAGATCGGTATCTTCTATAAGTTCAAGGAGGAGTTGAGTGCATTGCAGTCAGTGTTTAAGGATGAGCTTTGCACTGACCTCGCCACTTTTGAAAATGGGGATAAGCACATAGCTTTGCAAATTGTTTCCGGAAGGGAAGGTATTAGCCTTAAGAAGGCAGACTACTTGGTGTATTATAATATTGACTTCAGTGCTACGAGTTATTGGCAGAGTAAGGATAGGATGACTACCAAAGAGCGTGCGTTCAATCACGTGTATTGGGTATTCAGCAAAGGTGGTATTGAGCATGACATCTACAAAGCGGTTACCAAGAAGAAGGACTATACATTAAAACATTTTGAAAAGGATTACTTATGAAACTACAAACATGGAGTAAGATTACCAATGGCGGTGAGTTCTTAACTAAGAAAACTATATCAGAGGATACTGTTGAAGAAGTTGTAACTGTTCATGCAGCATTCTTTAAAAAGAATAAGAAGAAGCAGCGTAAAGTTTTACGTATACTTATTTGGTGGGCAATCAAACAATACTTTACAAAGTGACTGAACAACAGATACAAACCAAATTAATTAAAGAGCTTGAGGATAAAGGATACTACGTTATTAAGTTGGTAAAGACCAACAAGAATGGCATCCCGGATCTGATAGCCATACCAAAAAACTCTGACGTTGAGTTCATTGAGGTGAAGCGTAAGGATGGTAAGCTATCCAAGCTTCAGGAGTACAGGATAAGAGAGCTAACTAAACACGGAGTAAAAGCGATTATATACTATGGAGATGAATGACTTTGAACTTGTAAGGAAATCTGTGGAGATGGTTATGGGTGTAGACATCTTCACAAAAAATAGAAAGCGTAGGGTTGTTGAGGCCCGTATGCTTTGCGGCTTGCTCATGCGTGAGCTTAGCCACTCACTTAAACAGATTGGAGAGTACTTAAAGAAAGACCATACTACTGTCATTCACTATGAGCGTACCATGAGGAACCTTATAGACACAGATGTTAATGTACTCAAAACATATCTTCGTTGCAAGGAACTTATTGATTCTCAGAAACAACCCGTAAATTTATCTAACCCAAAGCATGAAGTATTAAAGCTTCGCAGTCAACTTGAAACATTGAAAGCCGAGAACCTTTTACTGAAGGATGAATTGGATACCATCAAGGTATCCGACATGGCAAGGTTTGCAAAGATATTTAAGTTGATAGAAGACTGTACTCCATCAGGGCATGAGCTTATTATAGAAAGAAAAATAAGAAAGATGTTCGATGACTGAGCAGGAAGAAAAAGACCGGGCCTTTCGCATATCATTTATGACAGAAGGCTTTCACTTAAACGTTACATCCATCTACGAAAAATTGGTGGACAGGGAATACGACTCCGCTACCGAACATATCAAGTCTCTGATGAGAGATCTCAGAGCAACAATAAAACTTATTGAAGATGACGATTTTTGAAACCGAACAAGATTTAATTAGAGAGAAGAAAGCAATTACCACATTCGTAAACATGTTCAAGGGTTCATTCAAAAAGCTTGGGCCACAAGACATTGACTTTAAAGTATTCGATAAGGACAACAACCTGATTGCTTACGCTGAAGTGAAGGGCAGATTAAAGACCATGAAGACGGCATATCCTTTGCCGGTTGCATTGAGTAAGTTAAGTAAGCTTATTGAAAAGAGACTGAACCCCGTATTGATATGGGCTTGCGATGATGGTATCATCTATGGCAAGGTGTTCAGTCTTGTCGGTGAAGTAAGAATGGGTGGCCGCCCTCCAAGAGAGGGTGCTAACACAGACGTTGAGATGATGGTATACTTCGATACTCAGAAAGCTTTGAAGTACGTAAGATTTACTTAGTACCTATCGCCACTGTATCTTCTACTGTACGTAGACCTGATCTTTGTACGTCCACTATACTTGCCTCCTCTTTTATTTGGCGTATATCCCATCTCTATATCTTCGTTTCTTCTGATAGTCTTACTTAGTTCTCTTTCTACTTCATCTTCTGCTCCATACTTTTCATAGTACTCACTGTTCCTGCCAAAGTTTTCTTCGTATAGGCTTGGGTTGTATCGCTTCAGTTCGCTCTTATTGTCGTAGCCTCCGAGTAGTTCTTCCTCGAACGCCTTTCTTTCAGCATTTCTTTTTGATCGCTCTTCTCTTGTTGCCTTGCGTTCCTCGTCAGTCATTCTGTTCTCGTCAATCAGATCTTGGATGATTCGTTTCTTTTCAGGATCAATCTCAAGGTCTTTCATTTCTTTAAGAGCTTCAACCTTTTGTTCTCTTGACTCTTGCGTTTTCTCTTTTCTTTCCGCAGCCCCTTCTTCTTTCTGCTGTTCTGCTTCAATATCCTCACGAGTCTTGCCACCTTCTTTTGTAGAAGCTGATCTTTTTGCATCTGAAAGCGCACCACGAACTACGCTATTCACCTCAGTAGGAGCAAGTCCAATGTTTGAAAGTATGGCTACAGGAATTAAAGCGCCAAGAGCTTCACGATCCTGTTCAGATAGATACTTCTTTCGGCCGTAGTCATCTTCAAAATTACCACCTGAAGAAAGCTTGGCCATCTCATAAAGTTGGTATGCACGAGCGCCTGTGATACCAAGTAAACCTAAGCTTTGGAACATGTCTTGCTTATTGCCTGAGTATATAGAAAGCCTATCTTCTTTTGGTATATCAAGCGCTTCCTGAGTTGTTTCTAATATGTTTGATACACCAAGCTGAACGATCTTATCAAGTATAGGAGTTGGAGAAAATACATCAGCTACAGTACTTGTGAGCTGACCTTTTATGATGGCATCTTTTTTCTTCTGATCCTTTTCCTCATCATCTTCCCTGCCCATAACTCCTTTAACTACCTGAGCTGTAGCTAATAATACTCCTGTAGATAATAATCTAAACGCAAGCGTCTCTACTGAAGCTCCTGCAAGAGATCTCGCAGCTATTTTTTTATCTTCTACAGTGGCTGTCTTATTGCTAAGCGTTGCAATGTCAGATCCTATTCTTGCAGATTGGCTCATCCTGAACGATGCAAAAGGCAATATTACTTTTACCAACAACTGCGTCTTAGCATCTTTACTTGATAGCAATGCACCTGCAAGATCAGTATCAGACACGTTCTGTTGACGGTCAACCTGACGCTGCGCATAATTAGCAGCTTCTTTATTTAACTCGTGCGTATTCCAATCAATACTACTTGGATCAATTCCTTGCTTCTTAAGATTTTGTTGATAGTACGTCATCCAAGATGCACGAGCAATAGCCAAATCAAATTTAACCAATGTGTACTTAAGCCATTTCTTGTTTAGATTTTCTATACCCTTTAAAGCTTTTTCTCCTTTTGATTTAGCAACTTCATCAAGCAATTTATTTAATGATTGAATCTGAGCTTGTGATTCAGCACCTCTATTTGCAATTGCATACCCTGATTTATTTATAAAGCTTTGTTTCGCTTCATCTGTAAGAGAAGCAAGATCTAAATCACCTGCATTTACAAGAGTATTGAGTGCAATTGGAATAGTTTGCTTAATTGGTTGAGTAAGACCGCCTAACGCCTGACCAACAGCAATATTAGTTAAGCGATTAAGATTCTTAACAGATTTTGAGAACTCGTCATTTGAGAATGGATTCTTCTTGCGAGTATTATTCACAAACAATTTGATCCTATTCTCAATTAATCTTCTGTCATCTACATTTGATACAATCTTTTTAAACGCATCAGAATTAAGAGCAGCATCCATTTGTCTAATAGGAGCAGCAGTATATATATCAACAAGAGCATCGTAATATGCGTTAGCATTATTGCTATCGAAAGAAAGATCTATGTATCTATTTACGTTTCCATTGTCATCTGTCGGTAAAGATTCAGGGCGAGTAGCTGTCATCAATACGCCTGTTTCTTTTTTATACAAAGGAGCGTTACCACTGTTGAATAAGAACGCCATGTCCTCATTAGCAAGTTCTACCTTTCCGGTATCAGAGCTTAGCTTTTTATAAAAATCAGGAGTATAGTTAATATCTTTACCTAAAACCTTATTATAAACTCCAAGTGCTACATCCGATAGTTGATCGTATTTACTATCCCACTTCTCTTTCCAAAACTGTACGGCTTCTACATTTTCTTTAGCAGCTTTAGACTTAACATCATCAATGTTATTAGAGTCTTTTAAAATTTTATCATATACTTTTTGGTATATTTCAGCCTTCTCTCTTTCTCGTTCATTACCTTTTTCAAGTTCAGGTATAGATCCTGTACGAGTACCATCAGGTTCTACTTTAAGAATAAGATTCTTTCTTCTCTCAAACTCTTCTTTCATCTCTGCTTCGGTGCCTATAACATTTCTTTGCATAAAAGCAAGCAGCCCACGTTCAATGTCATTTTCTGCCGTGTTAAAAGCCTGTTCGTTTGGTTTTGTTTTATAAAGCTTATCAACATATTGATCAACTACATCATTAGATTCAGTTTGCGCTGACGATTTACCATTAATAGCATCAGTAACACCCATTGCATCCATCATATTACCACCTGCATTGAATCCTCCAAACTCACGCTCAAATACAATAGCCAAGTTATTTGTTTGTTCAACAAGTAATCTTCCCAAAGACTTAGACCAATATTTTCTAATATCTCTACCCCTAACTCCTTTATTATTCATTCTGTTCATCTCGTATTCACCTTTATACTTAGCAAATACAGATTCCATTTTTGCAACAGATTGATTTTGAAAGAAGTTCATCAGTGCATCAACCGCCTCGAGTGCCTGCTTTGGTTTGAGCAAATTCAAATCCATGTTCATAAATTCCTTTATCACACGTTTCTGATTAGAAGTATACTCAACATCTTCTCCGGTGAATGGATCCTTACCTGTCTTCATTGATTCATTTATCAATGATGAGTAGATACCGAAAGCTTTATTGATGGCAGAACGAACGAGCTTCTCGTTGTCCTTTGTCATTGGCTTGTCAGTCTCAAGCATTTCAATAAGCTGATCGTATGTCAAGTCTGAAGCGTCAACACCAAGTAGTTCTTGAACCTCAGCCACCTTCATGTCGAACATTTTCTTTCTCTGCTCTTCCATGGTAGCGTTGATATACTCCATGGCATCAGCCTCTTTCACCATGTTGGCAAACTTGACATCAGTACCACGGGTAGTAGAACCCTTGATAGATTCTTTTATAAGAGAAGCGATTCTGTTGTACTCATCAATATCTTCAACCATTGATGGATCTATCTCAACGAATTGCTTAGATAGGTCACGGAGATTAGCGGCCTTATCTTTATTCTTTGAAAGGGAGCGTAGTTGCTTTCTTGTAGAGTTTGCTACACTTAATTTGTTCGCATACTCAGCATCAGCAAACAGTTTACCTGCATAGTCAATAAATTTATCGACTGCAGTTTGACTATCGAGATTGAGCTTACCTATCTTATTGACAAGTGCTGCTACTCTGTTAACGCTGATCTTACCTTCTGTTGCCATCTTGCGAATCACATCAGCAAGACGCTTGCGTTTTGTATTCAGGTCAGCCTTAGCCTCACGAGCTGCACGAGCTTCGAGTTTAATCTGATCTTTGAGTGCGGCCATTTCGTCAACTGTAACCTCAGTTTTCTTTTGGCCTAATACTTTCTTGGCTGATGGTGCACGTCTTTCTGCTTTTTTGAACCTGCTTCTCAGGTCACGAACAAGAGCTTCACGCTGTACGTCTGTTGCATTCTCATAAGCTTTGGACTGCTTCATGTACTCCATAGCATTGTCCAATATCTTATTGAACGGAACACCTCTGTTCTGTGATTTCTCGATGATGCCATCAATCTCACCCATCATCCTGTCGTAGCCCGGTAGATCTTCTTCGGTTAATTCCTGACTGATCTCCTTCATTGTTTCAACACTTGGCTGACGCTCTACATCGCCAATGTCTGTTTCATCAATCTGATAAAACTCTTCAGGCAAAAGACCAACCTTCTGATCAGCAAATGATATTTGTTCGTAAATTTTTTCTACTATTCTTCTTGCTTGAGAATATAATCCTTCTTCACGAAGAGCACGAGCTTGCTCTCTAAGTTCATTAACCTTATCATTAACACCTGAGAAATTTACAAATGAGTTCTGACCACGGGTCTCTGTGGTCATAGCCTTACGGGCAGTAGGTGAGAACATCCTTGCATGCACATTCCATGCGTTCTCTTCTCCTTTAGGGCCAAATGAGTTACCAAGTTCAGCGTGACCAAAGAAGTCGTGGATAGCACGGAATACATCATTGACGAGCAATGGCTTCCCGTTAATGTCTTTAAACCCTGAGTCACGCAACAGTGGATTCTGTTCTCTCTGCTCATCAGTAATTTTAGTATCCCCGAATCCTGACTCAGTAGAAAATATCTTCATGCGCTTATTCTTTCTCAGGTCATCTATCATCTCCTGAGAATTATTATAAGGCTCATTATTATTTATTTCAACTTTATATCCTGCATCAAGCATATCCTTATATTGCTCAAGCGTTTCTTTTGCGAGAGCTTCGTACGCCTCTTTAACTTCAGGATTGGTTGGAGCGTTCTCCATAGCATCAAACGCATCTGATATACGCTTTGCTCTTGCCTCGTCTATGCTTCTTGACCCGAAGTATTTTGGTCTTTGAGATTTGAGAATTCGTTGGAAATATCGATCCGCAATTTCTGAAACTTCCGGTATGGGCTCATTGAAGAGTCTGTTTCCTGCGCTTGGCTCAAAGTACTTTTCGACTTCGACTCCTTGAAACTCTGCATCTCTTTTGATGGCTTCTTCGAGGGTCGATAGAATGTCTTGCCCACCTTCGACAGGTCGGGGCCTTGCGCTTTTAATTCTTCCAAGAACTTTCTTCCGAGTTCCCTTGCCAATTCTTCTCGAGTCGAGGGGTTTGTAGACTTGTTGTTCATATTTTATTCCTTTTTCATTTAATTCAAATAAAAAATTACCTATGTTCTGTTGTAGTTCAGGATCAGTAAAGTCTAATACATCTATGAATGAAACCTCCCCTGTGTTCTCATCAATACTGAAATCAGTTATACCAACTTTCTTGAGTGCTTCAATTGCTCCATCAACATCTGATACCTTTACAGAGTATTCGTTAGCGTTGTGGTTCTTTGCGCCTTGATCTGTATACTGAGCAGCTATACTTGCCTCTTGTACTTCAGGAGCAAGTGTTGCAGCAAGTGCAGCAAACTCCTCAGCCTGTTCCATTGTAGCATTTTCAAGGTCTACTGAGTTTGATATTTCTACAATCCTCTCACCTTTTTGATTCTCGTAACCACCAATAGTCTCAACAACTTTAGCAGGAACACCAATCTGCTTGGCAATACCAAGCAAAGACTGAACGTAGTTCTGATATTCAGGTGACTTCCTAAGTGTTGCGGCTTCTTCTTTATTAGCAATAGTTGTATTAAAGAATGGAGCTACTTTAACTTGTGTAACCTTTGGTATTTCTACAGGAGCTTCCGACTTCTGAACCCACTCAGCGAATGTCTCCTGCGTCTTTCCTTCAATCTTATCTTGTACAAATTTATTGAATGACTCTTGAGCATTATCAGATACCTTGATACCTAAATCCTGCAGCATCTTTTGAGAATCCTCTACTTTTTCTAACTTAGGAATACGCTCCTCAATAACTGCATTGATAGCGTCTACTTGTTCTTTGTTCTCAATCGGGCTTCCTTCAAAGTTTAAAAGTACATTTACTTTTTCTTTCTTGACTTCAGGAGTGACTTCTTCTTTGACACCTTCTGCGGTAACGACTTCAGGTTTTGGTTGGGGTTTTCCTTGCGCCACTTCTCCGCTAACTCCGGGTGTTGGCTGTACAGGTACTTCACCTGCTGCTTGCTTTTGAACGGCATTTTCTTGTATGGTTTTAATTTGTGAACGAATCTGAGCAGCCCTGTCTTTACCGGACTGTGTTGTATTACCCTCAAACTTTCTAAGTTCCTTTTCAAGATTTGTAATCTCATCCAACTGCTCCTCTGTAAGATTAGGATTAGATTCTCTAACCTGTTCTTTAATAGCAGAGGTTACAATCTTATCTTGAAGTTTTATCTTAAGTTCAGGATCGTTGACGATTTCAATATTAGCCTTTGATAAATCAGCCGCACTCATGTTGTCAATCATATTACTGATTACCACACGAGGCTCTTCAATACCTGTCTCAGTTTGTATTGGCTGTATCTTTATGCCATTGAAACTATAAGAAGAAGGGCCTCCTCTTTCTGCCTGCGTCTCAAGTTCTTTTATTTGGTCTTCTACAACCTTAGCTTCTTCATTTCTGCCTTGCTTTCTTAACAACTTAGCATTAGCACCCATTGCATTCAGCAAGAAACCTACGCCAAATCCAATACCACCTGAAGAGCCTACTCCTTCAAATATATCTTGGTTCGTATTGTAAATATCTTGAGCAGTTTTATTCGCATAAATTTGCTGTAATACTTCAGTAGTCATTTCCTCTAATCCACCCGTTACGCCTGCTACTCCTTTAGTTTTAATATAGTTTGTTAATCCCCCTGCAGAAGCTTTGTTAAATCGCTTCATAAATTGCATGACAGGTATCTTCTCTAAGATAGATCCAACGGCAGCGTTCTTCCAAAAAGCTTCAAAGGCTTCATCATCTGTTGCTCCCATCTGCCTTGCTCTATCAAATTCAGCTTGTCCCATAGTAAGACCTGCGCTAACCGCAACCGGGCTTGCCAATTCTGATACAAGTCCTTTTGCCGCAGTACCAACTGTAACAGCTTTTGGTGCAGCTTGTGCTGCTATAGCGGTTGTAGCTGCCTTAGTTGCTGCTGCTCCTTTACCGGCTGCGCCTAAAACTGAAGCACCTTTACCAACAGCAGCAGTACCACCTGCTGTCAAAGCCAATGATGCTACCTGCCCAAATGCTTGAGCAAACTGATCTGTTAAACTGTTTTTGAAATCCTCATCTTGAGGAGCAAGTTCATCTATGGTATTATTGAAGTAGTCACCAAACTTAATTAAGGCATCACTGATAGGGCCTTTCTTTACCTTCCCAAAAGTCATGTACTCAGTACCCTTTTCAATAAGAGTACCCAATCCTTTTATAGGACTACCAATAAGATTTTTATAAAATCCTCTGTCAATAGCAGATACTGTATTAGATAACCAACTTTGTCCTTCCTCTTCCTTCTTATCTTCCTCCGTAAGAGGAGCTATCATGCGTGGCTTAATAGCCGTTGATTCAGCAACTGCAGTCTTTGGTTGCTCCAATAAACCATCTCCCCCAAACGATCCCGTATCGACTTTTTTTTTACCAAATCCGATACGCTCATTGAATTTCTGAATGGACATATCATCCTTGAAAGTAGGGTCAAGACTTGAAATCCAACCGTGCATCTTACCAACATAAGCAGGATCTGCCATCTTCTGCTTGAAAGTAGGAAGTGGTATATCGTTTTTATACGTAGGATCTTTTGATATTATCCAACCATATAACTGTTCTAAATATTTCTCGTCCATTGTCTACTTAGTTTATCTTGGCGCACCGCCTCCGGCATCAGAAGGAGGGGGTGGTGGTGTGAATAATCCGGCTGCCTCAATCTTTGCATCATCCCTATTCTCTGATATAAAGTTAGCTATATTTATATCATTATCTTTATTATCAATAACAAACTCCTGAAGTTTACCATTAGGGGCTTTAATCTTAATCTTATCAGTATACCCATTACCAATAGTACCTTCTATTGGAGTAAATACAAACCCTAATTTGCCAAATGTATTAGTAAGACTCTTTGCTGTTGTAGTCGGCTTGTCTTCAGTTACAAGTTTGGGAACATTGGTATTCGCATACTCTCCAAATTCTGCAGAGAAGTCCACAGCTCCCTTACTTATCTTAGCAAGTTCAATTGCACTGATGCCTCTACCACCAAGGTTCTTTTTCATTGCACGGATGATAACATCTTCGGGCAACTTAGACTTATTAAGTAGGCCCACCATTGCTCTTCCTAAATCTTCAGGATTTTTAAGCTTGCCTGCTGCAGTTAAAGGATAGTCTGTATACTTAGTTCCCTCAAATACCCTAAGAGCATTTTTCATTGGCTGTATTGCAGTAATACCCTGCTGCCCAAAGAAGTATCTTGATGAACTATCTTTTTGACCTCCATCACCTGTTATCAAATTGGCAAGGTTCCTACCAAAGTTTTCTGCTTCTGCAACAAGATCATCACGAGTCATTTCTCCCGGGGTCTTTGGTCTACTTTCCTGTAGTTGTGCTTGAGGTGTAGCTTTAATCTCTGCCTTCTTATCGTATTGCATACGAGCTTCAAGACGAAGGCGATCAAGTGCAGCCTTCTCTTGCTCAGGAGTAAACTCAGGAACAGGATTACCTGTCTCTGAATCCTTCAGAAGAATTAAATTTGGATTCTTGTTACGCTCTTCCTCGCTGAATGTAAACGTATATTGCTTACCATTAGGAGCCATACCAATAGTATTGGTAAGGATAGAAGAAGTATTATATGGGTTCTGAAGTTGAGCCTGAAGCATCTTTGTCTCAGCTTCCTCAAACTTCATAATAACTCCTTGTGCATCTGCCGGCAAATTCTTTCTCTTGGTTATATCAAGAGTTTCACTAATACTACCCGTTTGATAAAGAGTTCCTAATCTTTCTACAGAGTTAATCTCTATACCAAGATTGTCAACCATTGCCTTTACGTTATTAGGCAGATCATACTTGTCGTATGTTCCCTTCATCCTGTTTCTAAGCGCATTGACAGTAGTAAATTTATTTGGATCGGTCTCCATCACATAAACTTCTTTACCATCGACTACCTGCTTCTTTGTTCCTGCAACACTTACTTGGAAGTTTGTTGGATTTATATACAGTTTACTCTTAGTAAAATTGCCAAATCCTTCAGCTTGCTCCATAAGCCATCCCTCTAAGTCCTGAGACTTGTCCTGCTTGATTCGCTCCATCTTTACCTTGTATTCTTCTTGATACTCTTTAACAAGGTTGAAAGCCTGCTTTGTACCGTCATTAATATTCTGACGCATTACAGTATAATCCTTAACACTTAATCTACCTGATTTTAAAAGTCTATCTTGAAGAAGTCTTGCCTCTTGTGCATCGGACGCATATTCTAAAGCCCACTGATTGAGTTGTTTCTGTTCACCTTGAGGAGCATTGGAAAGAGTTTCGCCAAATTCACGAGAAGCTTTATCAATGGCATCTCTTTTTTGTTCACGAATCTTCTGCTGCTCAGCTAACATGTCGGATAGGTTCTTGCCTATCTCGCCCCAATTGACAAAACTGTCAGCTTCCCGTTCAGCGTATTTATAATATGTGGCCATTTCTTAATTTATTTTATTGTCCTCCAAGACTCGGAATATTAAAGTTATATGGAGATGTAAAACTTTGTGTAGGTAAAGCGTATTCCGCAGGTCTAAAAGACTGTAGACTCGTAGGCAATTGTTGCTGAATAGCTTTAAGTGTATTTACATCAAGCTTCCCCATAAAATCTTGGTATTGCATTGGGCTCATTGATGAAACCCTACTAAGATCTACATTGTTAACCGTACCCATTCCTGCAATACTTTTTTGCAAATCGGCTTGATTCAAATTATACTTGTTGCCCATTGCCGTTGCATCAATCTGAGCAGCCATTCTTGAACTTGCAGTCTTTCCAAATAAAGGAGCAGCTTGCATAACTTGTTGCCCAAAGCTTTGTATACCCTGCATGGCTTGAGTAGTAGCTGCAGCAGCAGCTTGTTGTGCGTCACGCTGAGCAAGCTGAGCGCCTTGAACTTCACCAAGATCAAGTCCCATACCAACATCACGTAATCTACTTTCTTCTTGTGCAGATAACTTTTCAAGACCAAGCATCTCTTGCCCCATTGCTGCAGCAATTTGACGCTGACCTTGTTGCTGTGCCAACTGAACACGACCTGCTGTAGCTGCAGCACCACGCTCGCTTTCCTGACCGGCCTCAATAGCCTGCGCACCTGCCGATAGCAATGCTTCACGCTCAAGCTCGTATGGTTCCTTTTGGATACCAAGTTGCTCGTAAAAGTTTACGTCAAGTTTCTTACGGGCCTCAGCCATAGCTTTTTCCGCTTCTGACTTTGCTTCTCTTTGAAGTCTACGTTGTTTGCCTGCTTGAGCAAAAGAAGCAGCCGTAGTACCTACGGTGGCTGCTATCCCTACTACTGCTGCTGTTGTTACTGCCATATTATAGTCCTTTTATAAATTCACCTATATAACCTTCACCCTTAACATATCCCAACTCTTCATAAGTTTCAATAAGTCCCGGGTGCTTTATCAAAGCATAACTATATTTATGCCCTGTATTTCTACAAATATTAGTCAAAGTTTCGACTAACAGCTTTATAGCATCTTTTCTTTCAGGCTTCTTTCTGTATGTGTCGCTCGAAACAATCCAATCTACCCATGCCACTTTTGAATTAGTGGTATAAACAAACCCTGCACATACAGGCTCTTCACCATCAAGTACCATCAAACCACCTTTTCCATCATCCGGAAGGAAGTCTCTTTCTACAGGCTCCCATCCCCAATTACGCCACCACTGTACAAGTGTGGTATCATAATCATTTTCGTTCAATGGTCGTACAATTAATGCCATCTTGTACAAATTTAAGGATAACTTTTCATTACTTCTGACTCTGCTGCAAATAGCTCAACCTTAACGGTCTGAGTATTCTCAAGAGTAAACACACAGTAGTGTCCAAGTACCCCATGAGATTCAGCCACAGAGCTTTTAATGAACATAATGTACGGGTTCTGAATAGCCGGAATGGTAGCCCCTGCTATTGTGGTATCAACCGTAATCCTGTTTAATCCTGTTGGGTAGTTAACCTGTATATTGGTAACCCTACCAAAAAGAATTGGGGCCCCAAAAGTAGGAGGCAGGTTGTAGTAAAGTATATCTCCTATGCTTATGATACTACCAATGGCTATCGGATTAGCACCAATTGCAAAGTTGACTTGTACTGCAGCTCCTGTTCCCGTAATAGTTGTACTTCTACCTATACCATTTACAGATCTTAAGGCATACTCTCCGGGTTGGGCAGGTATTGTACCTGCGTTCCTTACGAAAGCATACCATGAAGCCTCTTTCTTTTCAAACCAAGTCCTTTCAATAATCCCATTATCCTGAATATCAGTAATCATGTTTGCACGCCAAGCATCATCACCCTCTAAGTTCAAAGTCTTGAATAACTTATTTTCAAGTGGAGCTTCATTAAATACACTTTTCAAGATAGATTCATACTGAACTCCATAGAAATTATTTCTCGTCTCGTTTACATTGTGACGATAGATATTCCCACCCTTAAACGTATAGAAATAGTTGTTCATCCCGATCATCCAATCAGGAAGAAAGGAGTAGAAGGATGGCCATCCTTCTACTGCCGGGCTATATGTAAGCGTATATGCTGCCATGTTTTAACACTGTATTGATGATGTACCTGTTATTACTCCATTTCCGTCCAAATCCCAATTCTGAGAAGGAGCAAATAGATATATTTCCTGTACAGGAGACTGAAGAGCTGCATCCCAACAAACTAAACACCCTGTAGTTAATACGTCACAATCAGAATAAAGTGTTTTAGGATTAGAGGTTGCATCACCGCAAGCAGCACCTTCGTTAATATCACTTACACCACAACCCATATATGAGTAAGATGGTGTACAAGTTACGCATATTCCTGTAACAGTAGCTATAGGATTGCCATTTGTAACGCTTACCTGAAGACTATACCCCCCGAATGCCACATATCTTGTTCCGGTTATAGCAGATGAAAATATAGCTCCTGTAAAAGTTGTACAATTACAGAAAGTAGGATCATCTCCTGTTACAGTATCTACAGAAGCATCGTTACAAGCGTCTTCAGCAGTGTTTCCAAATCCAACCAAAAACTCGTTGTTACACGATGGACAAGATACCTGTGGAAGCAATGCCCCTGAAGATTGTTCACGGGAAATAACTCCATCAGAATAGAATCCATCTGCTGCAACCGTTGTCAGGTTGGCATCGTCATATATCACCGAGGCTGCGCTGAGCGAGGGTGCATCTAAATAATAAGTTCCTTGTGTTGCCATTTTATTTTAGTTTAAAGTAATAAGCATCCGCAACAAGCATCAAATGCTGTTGTATTTGAATAACAAAGAGATACCTCAATTCCGCATCCCGGACATGAAGATGGTGCCTGTAAAACACCTGATACTTGTTGTCTCACAGTTCCATTATCTTCGTAATATCCATCAGAAGCAAGAGTAGTCAATGTTGAGTTTGAGTAAACTGCTGTTGCGGTAGAAAAAGTAGGCCCATCCAAGTAGAAATTTCCGGGAGTCACACATTCGCAGCAAGCACCTAAAGCGCTATCATTTGAATAGCATAATGGTTGTACAGGTGCATTACAATTGCAGCATGATTCATAAGCTGTGTCAACATCATAACATAAGACTGCTTCAAATCCACACCCGGGACAAGACTGCTGTGCCTGCAATACTCCTGACACCTGCTGACGAACAAGTCCATTCTGTGAATAATATCCATTAACAGCAGGAACAGTCAATGCTTCGTCAGTAAATAGTCCTGTTGCTAATGCAAAACTTGGCCCGTTCAAATAATAAACTCCCTCTGCCGGACAATCGCAGCATGAATCAGAGGCATTTGTACTTGCAAAACAAAGCTCTGCAGTAGGAGGAGCGCACCCACAACAAGAGTTTTGTAAGTCTATATCTGAATAACAAAGCTCGAGAGGAAGGGAATTTCTATAATCCCATATCAAGTACAAGTATTCACCTACACTTGGTACAGTAAATGTCCCTGAGTAATAACCTCCTGATCCTGTTGGTGCAACAATGGTAGATGCTGCAATTAAATTAGCAATGCCTTGCTGTGTATTGGGGTATAAAGTATTAGATCTTAAAAATCTAAATTTATCAGTAGTAATATCAAATATAAAGTTGTCGAATCCAAACTTGTTGGATATTAACTCCATTATTGCTCCTGCAGGTGGAAATCCTCCCGTACCTGCAGCACCTGTTACTTGAGTGTAAGATGATACAACAGGACTTTGTGCAGAACTTCCAAGCGTAATTAATGAAGACTGAAGCGGTGATATGTAATCTCCATCAGTGTATCTATATTCATTATGAATAAACTTACCTGCATCAGGATTACTTGATAATGTAATACCTACAATGGTAATTTCTTCAACAGATGCACAGCCTACATTTACACTTATAACAACATTATCAGTTGCAGTAATAACTATATCTACTTGGTTTTCTGAATTAGAGTTCTTGTCTACAGATAAGGTACCTGATTCGGTAACAACACCTGTACTTACAGGAACACCATTATATGTCGCTTCTACTTCAAACTCTGCTGTAGATGATTCATCAACAGAATATGTAATAATACTTTCACCAACTGCATTACCATAGTTTACGCAGTAGCTGATACTATCACCTGCTGCTATTGAAAATGTTTGACCAACACCGCATGCTAAACAAGTTTGCGGCTTAGGAAGCTCATCGTTGTTGACACTAAGAACATATTCATTCATATAAGGATCAAAGCCTCCAAGCTTTTGAGTCCCAAAATTTTGAATAAACTCATCCCTAAACCATGTCCTCATTCCGCTTTCAGAAATAACCTTAAGCTGATCAGAGCTATACGAGTTACCTATTAATTGTAATACAGCTCCACGTTTTACATCAGTAAAGTATCTAAAGTATCCCCATTGTACGTAGCTCTCAGGGTTAAAGCTGATACCATACTTCTCGACACGAGCAATCTGCGTACCTAATACTTCAGGAACTGAAGTGATGGCTCCTCCGGCTGCTGCGTCTGAGAGTAAGTTTTTACCGGCTAATACATAGGAAATCTTATCTTCTTGGAGTACAAGCACATCAGTCTCACGGCCATCCATTTTATAGATAGGGCCAAATGAAACTTCCAAATACTTATAGTTAAGCAAGCCAAGATTAAATTCGTTTAATTTATTTACGTTAGACTCAAAGTTATATACACCACTATACGTAATGTCGGCAAATCTATGAGCACGCTTATAGTCTTGAGCAGAAACAGACGTTACCCTGTTGCCCAAGTTAAATGTCTTACCAACAATAGAGTCACGAATCTTGTAGCTTTCTGCTCCGTTACCAAAACAGAAACAGTTAAAAAACTCTGTGTCAATAATTGCAGGTTGTGATGCTGTTTGGTTTTGAATGTTCCCTGTATGGTATCCATTTACTATCGGCAACGATAGATTGTTTTCAAAGAACACATCAGGTAAAGCATCACTTGGTTCTGTTTCAAATATAAGGGTAGTTTCTGCACGGAATACTTCAATATTTGCAGTGATGCTCGATCTTCTTTTTTCTTTTGATAATACGCCACTACACCTAACTGTACCACTTACAATTAAAATAAGCTTATTGCTGTTAGGGTCTCCTGATACTGTTGGGTATCTATAGAATCTATAGTAGTTTATACAAAGGTTTGTAGATATGTCATTTGGCCCTGATGCCAAACTTGCTATATATTCATTTTCTATATCACACTGATTATCGCTAACCTCTTGCGTTCCATCATTAAGTATCTGCTCAACATTGTCCCCATCCCACCACTCTTTCATATTATCGTAGTTGGCAGAAGCTACAAGAGTTTTCTCTAACGTATAAATACGCCTTTCGCAAGCACCTCCACCACCACCGGGGCCAAGTCTTTGAAACTTTAAACTAATTTTTACACGACTACCTGCAGGGACAGAGTAATCTTCCCATTGATTAGATGCCGTATCAAACCTATTCATTTGATAATTTAGAATAGGATATTCTCCTGCATCATCTTGATCTACCTGAACAGTTCCCGGAGCTATAACAGCAAGTTCATCTTGAACAACTGCAAAACTATTTGGATTAATCTTCATGTATACGCCTGATGGTACAGGTATATTTACACTTGGATCAAGTTCGCTTGGTATCTCAATGAACCCTGCTTGCTTAGATTCTTTCTCAAGTACTGTAGCGTATACGCAACTATTAGTTGCACCACTTGTATCTGCCTTTACAATCAATCTATCGCCCTGCTCTACCTTACGAGCATTCTCGCCTTCAAGTAAAAAGTATGCGTTATTGCTTAATGGGTCATTAAAGAATATGCTACTGTAAATTGTTTCATAATTCTCCTCATCAGGCTTGATAACAAACTTATATCGGGTTGCCCAAAAAGGAACCTTCTGTGTTGCAGGTATAGTTACCTGAATACTATTCTTGGTATCAGAAGCTGAGCATGGAACTTGCACTGTATTGTTAGGACTTACAAGCGCAGTAGAGGAACGACCAAAGTCATCCATGTATACAATACCAATCTCATAACCACGATTACTATGTAAGCTTCGAGGGGAATCTACTTTTTGATAGGTTGCTTCAGAAAATGTTATTTCATAGTATTCGTATACGTTAAACGTAGGAGTAGTAGTATTGTTAACATACCTCATAACAGGAAACTGAAGGCCAATTGATTGACTTGCAGGTGATGTTATGATTGCAACAGGTTGACTTGCTGCACTGATTCCACTTTGAAACTTTATAAGAGCATCCAAGTTATTTGGTAGTGCGCAGTTAAACTGATCAGTAAATGTTGTTCCATTGCAAGAGTTTGCAACAGTTTGAATATTTGCAACCGTACCAACCACACTTTGAAATGATACGCTTGTTGCCATCTCATATACTGAAGCGTAATTGGTTGGCAATACAAATGAAAATGTAAGGTTTATATTCTCAGAAAGCTCAGTAGGTGGAGGAGTATCCCCTCCGAATTGAGCATGATTTAGTCTTACTTCTGCTGTAATTGAAGCGCCTTCAACAAGGTCTACTCCTGTAAGGTCAATGTTTAAAACAGAATCAGCTATTGTTTGAGACCCACCAAAAAGATATATTCCTGAAGCAGTTGAATCAGGTATAGATGTAGAATCTACCAACTCTGATACTAATTGAGTGGTATATTCAAGCTTAATAGGATTGCCATTCTCATCAAGCATATTGTATCCTTCAACATAGTTTCCATACATAAGCCTATTGCCCATGATGGTCTGTGCTTGAGCAATCAATGGAACATTGTCGTACAGTCTTAGCAACTCAGATGGCTGAAGGACTGTAAATATTTTACTGTTATTGAAGGTATACGTGTAATCTGTATTATCAGCAAGACCAAGATCAGCTTTGCTGAGTTTCTCAATAACTCTAATTACGTTGCTTTGCGCTTCCTTAAACAACAAATCAATACCAACAACAAGTGGGCCACCTGTATTGTAGGTGACTATTGCGGTATTATTTATGTTGACCATGCCTTCATTAAGAAAGCTATTGATACTAAACTCAAATGGATTTGGCCTAAATGCAGGAGCGCTCCACTGTGACGTTGCACTATACTCACCATCCTCGTATCTATAACGATACGCAAAACATATAAAGCGAGTCTGCAAAAAATTCTCTTGCTGACCTACGGTAATAGTTTGAACACCGGGAGAAGCCACAGGTGGTTTCTTTATAACAAGAATAGACTCTGCACTGAATTGATCTATATTAGCAATTGGATCAGCGTAGTTTTTTTGTACGTTAAAAAATCTTGGGGGATTTAGATTATCTGTAAAAAATATCAGGTTATCAATAAGGTCAACGCCTGTAATTAAATATTGGTCATTAAAGTTTAGCGTAGTATTTACACCACCCACATCATCAATACTTACAAGGTGATAAGTCAATATGTTTGTAAGAACATTAAACGAAACAATCATATCAAGCTTACCTGTAGCTCCTACAGGAAAATTTGAATCATGTACAAACCAATAAACTGTTTCGTTTGCACTATCATCAATGGCCCCGATACATTTTGCAGAAGAACTAAGTGGAGTACCATCAATATATTTAAGGGTGGTAAGGCGAACATTTCCTTTTGTATTCTCAACAACACCAATCTCTGACATCTCCGTAGAACCCATACGTATATTGAGCGCATCAATATACTCTCCATTTGGAATAAGTCGTTCATCAACGACTTTATTCATTCTACCTGCTACGAAATTACGTGTAATATTTGCCATCTTATTTTAACCACTTGTCCATGCCACGCAGGTTCATAAGAAGTCTGCCCGGATGAATGTTACTCATTCTTATTTTTGCGTTCCTAAGTAAAGCTGCTTTTTCTTTACGAGCACGAGCTACAATATACTCTTGCACACCAAGCTTTGAATTAAGAATCTCGTATTGAATGTAAGCGTAAATATATTTCTCAAATAGTTTGTTCACGCTAACCTTACTATCATCGCCATTCTCCATACCATCAGAGATATATTCGAGAATAACTGATTGCCCATACATATCAGAGTTGAAATTAATCACTCCTGATTTTTTGTCGATGGCAAAAGTAGGATTGAAGTTTGCTGTCTCGGTATTAAGGCCATAACGCTCGCCAAGACTATAATCAAAATACCAAACACCATTCACGTTCCATCCTTCTTGACCGTTATATCTACTTTGTGGGTTGAGGTATATACTCTTCTTGGTGCCTGCCAAACGCTGTAAGTCGATTTCTGAAAACTCAGGTGAGAGTGCGTTCCCGTCTTGGTCGAACAATATCTTTCCCGTTTGGTCTTGTAAGTACGCAAGCGAAGAAAGGATTTGAATATTTTCAGTAAGCGGTCTAAGATAACCATCTTTATAAAGATTTACTCTTACCCAATTTACATAATCAGAAGGAAGAATATAGCGAAGCGCATCATCAACTGTTAACTCTAATACTTTCATTTCTTTAAAAGCATCATAGTTTAATTCTTGTACAGCACGCTTTGCATGAAATAATACCTTATATCGCTCTTCATTGTTTACAAGAGAATGATTGCCTGAGTACATCAACAAAAAATTGTTGACAATATCAAACAGACTTATATATTGATAAGAACCCCAATTCTCATTGATAGGTTGATTACCACCATTCTCATAATATTGATATTGACTGATATATGCCATAGTTATTGCGATTGTTTTTGTTCTTCAGCTCCACCAAATTGAACAGCCGCTATTTCACGTATGGACATTCCTGCGTACTGAAGTATTTTTGCTACAAGCTTATACTCGTCTTCGAGAGGAACCTCAAAGTCTTGATAGTCTGCTTGAGATTGATCAAACACAGGCTCTCCATTTGCAAGTGTAATATACGTCCATTTCGGATCTTTTGGATACCTAAAATAATTTGCCTCAACCTCGTTCGGTAAGTTGATTGTTGATGGGTAAACCGTGAGTATACTTCCCTCTTGTGTGTATGCCGGGTATTGCTCTGTTGGAGCTGTGAGATTTGATGTATTTAACATCGTAATATGTGTATGTGTTACCTTTTCTGCTTCACCCTTAAAAACTCTTGGGCTAACAGAAGCATCATAACATAACACCTTATTAACCATAAAGTAGTCAAACCCGGTTGTTGTAACCGATGGAAGATAAAATCTATTGGTAGCAGGGGCTACTTGTGTTAATGTTGAGGTTGTTGCAAAAATCTCCATAGCCTCTTCAATTGGCTTCTTGAGATTTGAATATGAAGTGCCTGACATGCGAGCATTCTCCATGTTATTAATCTTGTTGTACTCCGAGAAGTACTCCTCAAATACCTCAAACTGAGCCTGCTTTGCATACAGGTTAAAGTCTGACGGTGAAACGTATCCGTAATTGTTCTTATTTAGAACAGATAATACGGTATTTCTTACGGAATTTATCATTATACGCTTTTTACAAAGATAAACAAAAAAAGAGGGTATAAAAATACCCCCTTCCTAAACCTACGATTATACCTATGAACCTAATTCATGTTGTTCTCAAGCATCTTGAGAGCATCAATACCCTCATCTGACTTCAAGAAATTAGCAACTGAAAAATACGGGTCTTCCCCGTAAGGCACAGTTAGCATTTTCTTCTTATTTGATGCAGTATTAAACCACACCTCCTTTTGTCCATTCCTGAAAGTCAATAACTTGTTCTCAAAAAACACGTGTACATTAGATTGCAGCCTAAGCATTGGGTCGTTGAGGATATTTAAAAACCCTTTAGGGTCTTTTTTGGCATAGATAAGAACGTCTCGCTTTAGTTCTGCAGTAGCAAACCTGCTTGGATCTTTACCAAACAGCACCCTTGATACCGTCTCGAGCTGCTCAATACTGAGCTGACGAGCTTGAATTAAAGCATCTACCTCGGCACTCAAATTCTCTACCTCTTTTGCAGCATCTCTCTCATGGTCTACCTCAATAAATGTCCTTCCGTTTAATGGATGGTAGTACAAAAACTCCTGTAATACAGGGTTGTTTTTTGGCACTCTTAGGAAACCATTCTCAAAAATAACGGGTTCCACAATTGCATTTCCGTCTTGCTCATCCTCAAAAGCACTCTTTTGGTTGATTGCGTATCTGAGTGGTCTATTAACATTGTTTTGCTCATCGAACCAAAGCAGTGGGTACCTTCTTGTATTTCTTGATGGTAAAGTGTAAGAGAGGGGGGCTACATCCCCTTTAAGCTTATATATCCTGTCAGCAGGAACTAATTTCTGTTTCATTAGATTTTGATTTGATTAGATTTAAAATAAGGTGGAGTGTCTTTTGACACCCCACCATTTATTGATTGCTTGCTTATGAACCGTAGCGGAACAACACGAAGTTGTTAGCACCCAAAGTACAAACGCAACGCTCAGAAAGGAAGTTAACCTCCATTGCATCGAGATCGCTTGTTTGAGCACCTCCGGCAGAACCGGTAATCCATGTTTTGTATCTGCGGTCTTCAGTCTCAGACGCTCTGTAACGAACGTGCAAGAATGGACGCTTAGCGTTCTTGCCAAGGATTTGGTCGTACACGGTAGTTGAACCGGCAGGAACCAAAAGACCTGTAACAGTACCTGCAGCTTGAGAACCTGTAGGCAATCCACCACGCATGGTTGGGTCGTTCAAGTATTTCCAATCAGACTTGTAGAAGTCGTAACCTCTGCGGAAGCCTGTGAAACCAAGATTCAACGCCATGTCCTTATCGTTGTCGAACAAACCGTAAGATGTACCGTTTGCACCGTAGCTGTTTTGAGCAGCGAGCATATCGTCAATGTCAAAGCTGAAGGCACGGTTAACGAAGATTACGTTCTCTTCGATAGAACCTTGCTTGTCAAGACGAGAGATGATGCTGTCGAAATCAGCAAGAGTAGTTGGGTTACCACCACCCCATACGTTACCACGGCTGTTAACAACGTAGAAGATACCTTCTGAACCTTTGTTACCAACTTGGTTGTTTGCAGTTTGAGTAGCAACACCTGAACCTGACTCAGCAGGAACAGCCTCGATCATTGCAGTCTCAAGGTAATCCTCGAAACGAAGACGAGTCTCGTGCTCACTCTTCAAATACCAAAGGTATCCGGTAGCACCGTTCTCAGTTGTTACTTCTACCCATCCAATCTGAGCCATGTCAGAACCGCTTACAGCGTATTTGTCCTTGATGATGATTGGAGAGTTGTCGAAGATTTCATCTTCTGCTTCCAAAGAACCAATCATTCCATTGGTACCTTTTTTGAACTCAGAACCGTAAATCCATACAGACAATGTATCAGTTGATGCAAAAGTCTGACCACCTGCTTCGTAGTAAGCTACGTCAAAAGTACCTGCTGTAGTGTTAACCGCAGTAACGATACCTTTGTTAGAAAGACCGGTAGCATTGTCAGAGATGTAAACAGTCTGACCTACACGGATAGCAATACCACTTACGTTAGCATCACTTACAGTGATAGTTGCAGTGTCATCACCTGCGTCTCCGTTAGAAGCACAATCTACATACTTAGTATGCAAACGTCCTTGTTCAGCCCATTTGATCATGTCAGAGTTAGATGGCATCTCAGCACCTACCATACGGAGGAAAGAAGCCACTGTGCGATTACCATAACGCTCAAATTCCTTCTCATAGGTATCAGGAAGATACTGATTCAAGAAGTTGAAGTTGGTAATATAGTTAGTCGATAAAGGCACCTGCTCAGCACTTGGCTGAAGCTGATAGCCGGGATTGTTTAAAATTGCCATTTTGCTTTAAGTTTTAATTTATTTTTTTTATGCTTCGGATCTTTAGACTCTTTCCGGAGTCCGGTGTCACCGATCTCACCTGCATTCCACCCTTGTTTACAGCTTCAGGTGCTCTACGCTCAGACATATTAATGTTTTTAATTTTGCGTAGCTCACTGTCAGTTGCATCCGCTTTGCCTTGCTCATAAAAGAACTTAGCAAATTTGTCGGGATTCATTGCGATGGCCAAAGCCCTGTGGTATCCTGCTGCATCCTTCATAAGACCATTCTCATCCAAAAACTTATTGATAAAGTTCATCGGAGTAGCCTGAGCTTTTTTGAGTTCTGCTGCGGCACCGGGAGTAAACACAAGCTTCTTGTCATCAATGGCGAAATCAAAACCTTTAAAGTCTTTACTAAAGACCTCATCGGACTTTTGCTCAAACCACTTGCGCTTCCGTTCTGCTTCCTCCTGTGCAGTCTTGGCTTGTTGCGTATATTGACGGTATGCCTCGTATTCTTCTTTCTCTTGCTCGGAGAGTCCCAACCCACTTGACTCAAGGGGTATTTTATATTTCTCCTTTTGAGAATTGAAGAATGTCTTAGCTTCCGCTATAGCCTTCTTTCTTGCAATCTTTACTTTCTTGATTTTTGATTCATCGTCAATATCCTCATCATAAGAGTAATCCTCCATAAGGGTATCAATATCCTCATCATCAAGACCTTGTTGCGTTGTTGCAAGATATTCACGAAGTAGTTGATCGGGGTTCATTTCGTCAAAGTCTTTCTTCAACTGAAGGAAGTCCTCGAATCCTCGACCCGTTTCTTTTTTATACTTCATGTAAGCAGCCACATCTTCAGGTAGTGGCTCACTATCCTGACGTTCGGCCATCAACTCATCAAATGAATTAATTTGCTTATTATAACGCTTTCCAATATATGAAAGAACTTTTTCTTCTGATAAATCCTCTTCTTCTTGCTTCTCTACTTTATTATCATCTACAGCTTTATCAATGGCTGTAGTGTCAATTTTAATTTCCGGCTCTCCACCTTCACCACTCATCTCCTGTTCATGCTTTTTGAGAAGTTCTTCTTCTACTTGCTGAACACTTTTTTCTTCTATACCATCAAGGGCACGTACTTTGATTTCCATTTAATTAGATTTAATTGATACAAATTTATACAAAAAATACATATTATTTTAACGAGGCTCGAACTCTGCCAAATCAAAACCATCCATAGTATCCTCGTTTGACTCAAAGTTCATTGGAGGGAGATTGTTTTTTCTTTGGTTTATAAGTTTAGACTGTTGTGTATTTTGCATACTAATACGCTTATCCTTAGCCATCTCCTTCATATCCTCCCTACTCATAATAGCAGACTCCTTGATTCCGGCTACCTGCATTTGGTATTGGAACTCCTCGCTCATAAGAATACGCTTCATTTCAGCCTCAGCTTTTAGCTTCTCTATATCAAAAGCTACCTCGGCCTGCTTAAGCTGCATTTTCGATTGGGTCTCCAATTGAATCTTTTGCATAGCCGTCTGAGCTGCCATCTGTTGAGATTGAAGCTGTTGCTGAGCCATCATTGCCTGCTTTTGCATTTCCATCTTCTCCTCCCTGTCCTGCTTCTTGACACGCTTAACCTTCAATAGCTGATTAGCAAGCTTGATATTTTTAATTTCTCTGATGTCAATAGCATCCTCAAGATTGATGTCACCCTTAGATAAAGCCATTTGAATGTTGGCCTCGAGCTGAGCTTTCTGCTCCTCATCCGGAGATACCTCAATAAAAATACCGAAATCGTATATATATAAGTCCTTGATTTCGTTTAAGATAGATACATTATACTTTCCAATCTTATTGGCAAAGTCATCTTTAAAGTCTGCGTATTCTAAAATGTCGGCAACACGGTAGGTAAGGGCCTCAGCAAGCGACCTGTAGACAAATAGGCCTCCTTCAAGAATGTGGCGTGTAGCCGTATTGGAGTTAAGTGCAGCGAGCTTTTGTACCCCTACCAATGAGTTCGGGTCAGGCATTGAGCCATCCCTTGCTTCGTTAAGACCGGTCACAGACCGAATCATATCGAGGTAGTGATTATAGTTTGCTATCAACATTTGGGTTTTACTTGCCCCTGAATTAGAGGTAAGCTGTTGAATAGGAACTCTTGCGTTATTAAACTCACCCTCCTGAGTATAGCTACGCCCAATAACACTACCCGTTTGGAAGTAAAGGCGTAGAGCATCTTCAGGGTTATAGTTTTGACCGGAACCTAAATCAACCTCATTGAGACCATCGGCATCAATAAATACACCATCCGGAACTGTACGAGCAATAACCTGTTGTAGCTTTAAGTGAGTAAGTTGAATTAAGTCAGCAAATGGTATCATCCTGCGCACAAGCGACTCAATAACACCTTTGTACATTCTTGGTGCAACTGCTACATAATTTGGAAGTGCATGCTGAGACGTAGACTTTGGTCTAACCATGTTCTCAGCCATCTTCCACTTAAGTAAAATATTTGTACCCATGACCATGACACCATCGTACCATACGTCAATAGTTCTTTCAATCTTTTCAAATCTTCCTTCCTCCATCATCTCTACAGGAGGATTAAATGTTTCATCTTTTTCAATTACACGTGTTGCTCCACCTTCAAGAATTTTTTTCTTGTAGACCATTTTCTTTGTGGTCTTGTAATTGAAATATAAAAGAGTTGCAGTATCACGATAGAACAAACTGTTCTCATAAAAACGTGCTACATTGTAATAATCATACCAACTCTGTGAGTACATAGAAATTTCTTGCAATTGCTCACGAGTAAGTGTTGGATCAATCTTAAGTAACTCGGTTATTGGAAGAGTTTTAATTTCTCCCCAATAGAAACAATCTTGGAAGTAAGGGTCTTCAGTATAACTGTATACCACATTTGCAGGGTCAACGTAAGAGATCTGAACGCCTGCTCCGGGAAGAAACTCATGCTTGGCCACACCAATACCCAAAACGGTAAGGTCATAGTCAATGCGTTTACGAGTATCTTGATAATGATTCTCATCAAGTATTGTATTGATAGCTTCTTCTTCTGCTATCTCAATTGCAGGCTTATAATTAAGCTGCATGTATAATGAAAGCTCTTCGTCTGTTTCAGGTAATTCTTGAGGATCCATCATAAATGGATTAGCACCTGTTTCTTCTTGAATAGTAGTAAGCACATCTTTAGCAGCCATCTGCCCCTCAATCATATCTTGATACTTACTACGATTTGATTGAGACATTGCATCCTGCGCATAAGCTTTCACTTTGAACAAGCGGTCACTCATACCATTCACAACAATATCAACAAATTTTGGAAGAATAGGTACAGGAGTCCAATCAAGATTTAAGTATGATAAATCTCCGTCTATTGCAAGTTCATTTTTATACTTCTGAACAGATTGCTCACCACGAGCGTATAGACGCAATCTATGAAAATCACGCCATTGATTATAATATCTACATTGGTTTCCATCTTTACGAAACCATTCATACTGTATTGCTTGGCCAACTTGAAGACCAAAAGCATCAGAGGCTTTCTCCGCATCAGATACAAACTGACCGGGAAAACCTGTTGCGGATATGTTTACTACGACATCTTTCATCTAATAAGTTGACTTGTTGTTCCACTATTAGTGTACCTTGCGAAATTAATACTAATTTTCGACTCTTTTTTCTCAGGTAAATATATGTGTTTTTGGTTTGCCATAATAGCTAAACCTGAACTAATTGATGCGTCATGCTTAGTTCGGTCGTTAATATCAAACTTAGCCCAATCTTCAAGCGTCCTTGTAAATGGCATTGTACCTATTTCATCAGATGGTCTATAGGTTCCGGTCATATCCATTCCGATATACTTTTCTATGTATGTTTCAATTGCTGAGGCATGTGCTTGTTTAACCTCCTCCGATGAGTTTGGTATACCACCAAGCTCCCTTTCTGTCTTACTTAATTTATTAAGTACACGATCCGGACGATTCATTGAGAATGCCCTATACCCTCTGTTCTTAAAGTGATAAAGAATACGAGCCTTGTTATTTTCTGCAAGCATTGGCATGCCATAAAAAACGCACGCCATTAAAACATCCTCAAAAAATATCTCAGCCGTCTGAGGTCGAGCAATATATTCAAGGAAGAATTGATTGACCGGAGCATCATCCATGTGATACTTAGTCATCCCATGAAGCGATCCATTTGACCCCCTTCCTCCAACTACTGCTGAGATGTCGTAAGGGTCACAGCCAAAAGTCCCAAGATGCTCATTGCCGGGGTACTTCTGACCGTTTCGGGTAGATACATTGTTTTGAAGGTTAGGAGGTGGAAACCAACTAATTAAGAATCTCCCTCGCTGATCAGGAGTCCATACGACTTTTGTATCTTTCTCCCCATCTTTCCAATGAAATGTTCCACGTGAATAAAGGTGTCCATCTATTTGAGAATCATTATAGTCTATTTGTTGATAAATTTTTGTCAAATTAAATATAGAAGACTTGCTCTCATCACGGAAAGCGTGACTCTCTGTGCGAGGAAACTGACGATAAAACTCATTCAAAGCATCCGCATCCCCCTTCAATGAATCCACCTCAGCCTCCCAATAGTCAATAGCACCATTGGTTATCTTCTGTCTATCTACCCCAATTATAGGCTCTTTTGGTTTACGAAATACCGGCATGCCATACCTGTCAATAAATCCTTCCATGTTCCATTCCATAGGTATAAACAAGGAATATAGGCCGCTTTTTGTTTGCCCGTTGGCATTACGTGTAAAAATATTAGAATCTTCGTATAATTTCTTATAGTTATCCCCACCCTTACTAAGCGCATTTGAGGTAGATCCCATCATACACTTGCCAATAATCTTGCTACCTACCCTAAGACAGGTCTTGGTTACCCTCCAATTGTTCAGGATATTGTTTGGCTTAAGCCACTTTGCACTCTCATCATGCGCAAGAAATAGTAACTTTTCACCGTCATACGAGTTCTCCTCTGTATTCTTCCAATCTATTGTGGTATCAAGGCCCTCAATCCCCTCGCTGTCTGAGTCAAACATATTCTTCTTGGTGATCTTAGAAGCCGGTACCCGGTAGGCAAGCTCTGTCTTTGGCTTATCCATACCGTCCATAATTGGCCGGAAGAAGAATGGCAGCCTACTGTTGATTGGCACAACTTTATCTGTGAACATCTTTTTAGCGTCAGCACCTGTCTTAGATAGGATACCAACCCTTGAGTCCCGGGCAAGTGTAGCTATGTTGACGCACTCTGAAGACGACATGAATGAGAATCCGGAACGTCTGATCTTAAGGTAGATCATCCCAAAGCATCTCGGATCAGCCCGGCATGCCTCCCAAAATATAAAGAATATCCGGTTTGCTTCCCTGAAGTCAGGATACCCAATATCAATGCTTGACCACTGTAAGTACATATAGTGAGATCCGGTTACGTATGTTTGCTTACCATTGTTCATAAACCACATGCCCCCTTCTCTTCGGTCAAACTCTTGCTCGATATAGTCTACCCACCTGCTCTTAAACTCGGCAGGCATCTCGTTCCAATGGAATATGGACTGTATTTTGGATAGCTCCTTTGGTAGATCCTGTCTCTCCCAATACTGCTCAGCAGGAGTCCCACTCCTGCTATAGCACTCTGTCGGAGCCAAAGGTAGGGCAATAAGCAGGCCGGCCACATTTATAATGTCGCCTATCTGTCCGGTCTTTGAGATAACCACCATGTCATACTGTTCGTTGTACCCATATTGCCACGCCTTGTGCGTGTTCTTTTTGGATACAGCATTCTTCGGAACATGGTCATTAACGATTCGATACAGACCTTCGTTCTGCAAATCCCTGCTTTGTGTCATTTCGTACTACTCCTTTTTCAATAAGTTCAAGACTTTCTTTCTCTGATTCTACCCGACTAAGTATCTCAAAGGCATCAAAGATGGCAAGCTTCTTGGTTGCTGCAGCGTTCTTAAGCCTATCTGCCGCAAGCTCATCATCCGGATCAGGCTTGATAATATCTTCCTGCGCTACCTTGATGAGCTGCTCTACAGCCTTATAGCCTGCATCAATAATCTTTTTCTTTATTTCTATTGCGTCTCTCATTTGTTCTCTCTTAAGAATATAACTTGAATCAGGCGGCTTGAATCGCCTGAACCAAAGTTCTCAAATATATTTCTACTATGTGGAACCTTAGAGTCAAACATAAGCATCCGGTTGAATTTAGAATAAACCACACATGAAGGCTTACCGTAGTCATCATAAATTGTAGTACCGTCCTCATCAGGATGCCTACGACTCAAATAAAGTATAGCCGTAATATCACCCATCATCTCATCCGTATGAATAAAGTTTGGTTCTTGTTGATCAAGAGGTGATTTCCTGATAAAATTAAATGCAACTTTATAATTTAATCCTACAGACTGCAATGCAATACTTGCAAACTCATCATCATGTGGTCTTGGCTGAATGTTTTGAAAAGTGTTTACACCATCTGACACGTCAACAAATTCCCCATCAAGTATATCAGATACATACTTGATAGGATCATCTATTATATCATCAGATACTATTACGTTCATAGCTTCATAGTTATTTGGTGATCAAATATTCGGTACAGTTTCTCTCCATCCACATCAAACTCGTATTCGCTGTCAGGCTTGAAGCATACAGTATCCCCTTCTCGTACGCCCTGCGTTACGAGGTAGGCATTTGGGTATCTCATTGTACCCATAAGCGGCTCATTAGTAAATGGCTTCTTGATGTAGCTATCAATAGCCGGAATAGGCTTTACAAAGCAGTACCGGTCGTAGGTATACCATACACCGTCATGGCGGTATAAGTAGAACTGATCAGGCTCTACAAAGAAGATGTCGTCTTTGAAGAAGCTGCGACCACTCTTGCGCCTGCCCTTCATGTCGTTATAAAACTTGAATACGTTGTGGTGAACAAGTAAGGTATCACCCTTTTGAATCGGGCCCTCGTACCCACGAGGCACCTCTACCACCTCGGCATACCGGTTAGAGAACTTATGGTCTTCTTCTGAGGTATTAACGATAAGCTCTATGCCTCCAACCTCTTTTGTATTATTATATCGCTTACCTGTAACAATGAAGTCAAATGGTGATTGCATTAATAGTCAATATTAAATTCTATGGACACAGGCATATTATGATTAAAGGATTTCCAAAGCATAATCTCCTCTTTTTCGTTGATGATGTAAATCTTTACATCTCCCGTTTCAGGATCAAACTTAATAAGGTGAATTGCATTTGTTTCCCCAAGGACTTTCTGTCCTACAATGTAGTGCATAGCACTGCCCTTGTAGTCGGGCCCTATAGATATTTTCCTGATGTCCATATTTGATTAGATTAGATTTCATTTATACTATTAGTGAACCACCCCGAGGTAGTCCGTACCCGTGATGCGATACACATTTCCTGCCACAAGGCCGGCAGCAAGAGCTGCAGCATTATTCGCATACACGGGGACGCTTGGTAATGGGAGAGCCAATATATCACCTACGGTGAAATTTTTAGTTTTGTTGCTGTCTTCAGCGTCTGTGCCGATAAGCTTATCGGCATAGGTTACGTTGTTGTCTGTTGCGTAAGAATTGATTGTTCCCATTTTATTTTAACATTGAACTGATGAATAAGCTACGATAACTCCATAAAGGTCCATATCCCAATTCGCCTGAGCAAATACATACGGAGAAGTTACAGGGTTTGTGAATCCTGAGTCGTAATACAAAGAGCATCCTGCTGATAGCGTAGAGCACTCAGAGTACAGCGTCTTTGGATTTGATGTCGCATCTGAGCAAGATGCAGAAACACTATTACCGACACCGCATCCACTAAACGAGTAAGCTGTTTGTCCGGCACAAAGTGTATAGTCTTGTATTTGCCAAGGGTCTTCACCCCCCGGAGAGTAATACCTAAATGAATAAGTATCCACTTTGAAGTATCCTGCCGTCACTTCACAAACAGTATCACTATACCAAGGGGAAGTAAGTCCACTATCTGTATAAAGTATAGACCCATTACCAAGAGCGAAGTCAGAGCTGTATAGTGTTATTGAATACGCATTTGATGTACAAGCAGTAGAAGCACTTGACGCTCCTTGCTCAATATAAAACCCATCATAATAACAGGTAGTGTAATAGTATATCGTATGGGCAAATGAAGTAATAACAGGGTCTAAGTCAGATTTAACAACCAATTGATTAGAAGCCTTAGCTGCATACGGACCGTATGACGTATTTATATTCACATACGTATCAGCATCAGCTTTGGTAATCTGCTCATTGCTGTCAGGAATACCTGCCTTTTGCGTAAACACACCATTGGCTACTGCATTGGCTAAGTTACTGAAAGATACAGTCTGATTATTTGATATACTTGCCCAAGACATATATTATTCTCCAATTGGCGGTACAGGTGTTGGTTCAACTTCCCAAGGCAAAGGCAGAGATATTACTGCAGGGTTAATTTGTTGCTGAATATTCGCAACCAATGAAGCATCTATCTGTTCTACATTTAATCCTGCCTCAAGCCATCCACATACTTGGTCAAAAGTAAGGTCAGGGTATGGAGTGAAATCTGCAGGGTCAGGAGCCGGAACACCTAATGTTCCAAATGTATCTGCATAATATGTTTTTTCACCAACGACTTCTACTGCATTTCTTCGCCAATTGACAATAAATACAACATCATCTAACCCATCGGGAGTAGTTGGATACTCTTGCATAGAAGTAATAATCCAATTGTAAACGATTTCCATTTTATTTGTTTTTTAATTGATTTTCTAAATATATGATTTTTGCTTTAATTTCTTCTATTGAATCTTCGAGGTAAGCAATCTTTGCTGAGTGAATCTGAGTGTAAGAAAGATTTAAGAATCCATTATCACCAACATATACTGCACTTGGTAGTATCTCTTGAAAATCTTGAGCGTAATATCCATACTCAAGAACTCCATTCTTTTTATACAATTTTGGTTTGACAATTTCAATCCCATCTACCTTGTAATTTTGGTCAACTAAATCTTTTATTCTTCTATCAGAAGACTCGAAAAACCCTGTTGCTGTAACTGAACTTGAAAAAGTAGCAGCATAAGAAGAATTTATAGCTAATGCGTTTGTCCAACTTATAGTTGAACCTGCAGAAGAAGTCCCTGCCATTCTAATTTGAAACCCAGCACTTGCATCTGAATACAATGCTATTGCATAACCTGCTGCTCTTCTCTTAAAATTACCATCAAAATAGACATTCTCACCAAGCCAAGCATTGTTAACTGTATAGCTATAAGTCTCCCACGTACCTGCTCTAAAACTTTCTGTTTGTCCTAAATTAACCCACATTCTATTATTAACAACAGTAGATGTAGTATTAACTGTTATGACACCATTGTTCCTAATAATCATCCTTTCTGTAGGACTTGATGCTCCATCGGCTGTTGTTGAAAACACAAGTCTTGCAGGCATATCATTTGTTCCAACAGTACCATCAACAATAGCATTAATCTCAGCAGCTATAATCTCTCCTGTACCATCAGCACCATTCCATCTAAGAGTGCCGAGATAGTCACCATCAGCTACTGATGTAACAGACCCTGCTGTTGTACCTCTTGACCTATGAAACACATAGTACCCTCTCCAAGTAGTATTAGCTGCTCCGTGGTTAGCATATACATTATATGATGCTTGTAGGGTAGAAGTGGATGAACCAACCCCCGACATTTCTACAGATGTTGAAACTCCTGTTAAAGCAGAGTTTTGGTTTATTAAAATATTGCCACTTGGGCTAATACGCATCCTTTCTCCTAAGTCAGGAGAAGTAATAGTCCCGTTATTTGTTTTGAAAACAAGACTTGCTTTTGTGCCCGAACCTCCTGCATCTTCATTCCAAGACCCACTCTTTAACATTTGAATCTCAGCACCATTTCTCTGTACAACACCCGTTGACCCCGTATAAGAGCACCCATCAAACATAATAGAGAATCCTGTGTTCGCATCATTTAGTCCATTAAATCCTGCAGCACCTCCATCAAGTCTGAGCAATACCTGAGAACTTATTGCTGTAGAAGAAACAGCGTGTATCCTACTTGAAGGAGAGCTTGTATTAATTCCTAAATTACCATCTCCTGCAAATCTTGCTACCTCTCCATTTCCGTTATAGAATAAAGCAATAGCAGTAGAAGTATCTGAGCAGTATGCAAGTAAACCTGCTTTACCGCCATAGTTGACATCAGACCCTATACCTGCAACTACTCCAAAAGCGTGTGTGCTTGAACTTCCTGCAAGACCGTATACACCATAAGTATATCCTGTAGTGTGTGCCGTTCTTGTACCAACTCTTCCTATTATACCAACAAGCCCCCCGTTTATATTTACAGATGCACTTCCATCCATTTCCACAATCATACCTGAAGCACGACCGTTAGCAAGAGCTGTTGTCTCGGTGAATGACAAGAAAGCACCTGTTACACTATTTGAAGCAAGACGCACTGTGTTGGTCTGAATATCAAGCATATAATATGGAGGACGTAAATCAACTGTACTCCTCATTGATATTCCCGATATAGTACGAGCATCAAAAATAAGAGATAGCTTAGAAGAAGTAGGGTTTGTATCACCTAATCCAAGATTCCCGGCTCCTGTCAATCTCATTTTTTCTGTAAGACCTGTATTACCACTTGGTTTTGTGTTAAAAAGCATATCAACCACGTGACTTGACCTTCCTACATTACCGCCTGTTGTTACAAGAGATTGTATAGAAGTAGCTCCATAATCAGCATCATTTGCTTGCCCATAACATACAAGAGCACCTAAAACAGTATTTGTAAGTACATAATTTGATGTTCCACTTCCAAATCCCATTGCAATAACATTAGATGCCGAAGCGGTTGGACTCGTTGCTGTATTATATAAAGCAAAACTTGGACTACTTGACGGTCCACTACCCAAACTCAGTTGAACTCTAAAAGAATTAATCCCCGGTGATTGAGTACCAATTCCTATACGACCCGGATTTGAATCAAGATATAGTATTCCTTCCTGCCATCCTGCAGCACCACCATACAAATCCCACGTCATATCGTATTCACCTGTTGTGCCATTCTTTAGAATAGCCGACTGCATTGCTAATGCACTACCAACCCCACTAATGTTACCAAAAGATATTGCAGACCTTGTATCGGCAGTAGTAGAAGCGTTCTTCATCTTAAAGAGGATTCCATCTCCAAGACCTGTTCCTGCAATGCTTCTTTCTATATGAAGCAGGTTGTCAGCAGCAGCTAAGCCAATCCCCACATTCCCACCTTGAGCTTGCATATATGTTGGAGCTGCAACTGCATAGTTTATATACAAGGCTCCTGATGCACTTGTTGTTCCAATGTGTAAATTGTTTTGCCCAACTACAGAATCGAGATAAGATGACCAAGCCCCACTACCTGTACCTCCTACATAAACACTATTAATGGTTGCTTTACCTGATGCAAATGTTGAATTTACAACCATTGCATCTGTAAAATATGAAGTACCGGCTACATAAAGTCGATATGTCGTGTTTGTAGTATTATTAATGTTGAACTGTCCATCATTGGTAATCATTGCACGATTGTTGCTCGCACCTGTTCTAAATACTATTGCACCCGGAAGTCCTGTGCCTGCAGTGTTATCACCTGCTGCTAAAACTAAGTTACCTCCATCAACAGTTCTTTCATTTCCGGACAAATATATATGAGCTGCTCTTGCCGAACCACCGCTACTCGCTCCTGCTATTTCTAAATAGCCATCATCAGACCCGTCAGCCGTATTTATACCAATGTTTTTATTTTTTAATATTAAAATACTACCTCCATTAGTTATTCGCATTTTCTCTGTAGGACTTGAAGTCCCATCAGGAGTAGTAGCAAACACTAATCTTGTTGGCATATCACCTGTTCCAACAGCTCCATCTACGACAGCAAATATTTCAGCGGCACGTACTTGAGATGTTCCGTCAGCTCCGTTCCATCTCACCATTCCTAAATAATCACCATCTGCAACCGCTGTTACTGAACCCTGTGTTGTACCCCTTGATTTGTAGAATGAAAAATAACCAACCCAATTTGCATTGTTACCGTGATTAGCAAATAGCGAAACTGCTGTTTGTGTAGTCGGGTCACTATTTCCAAGACCTGTCACTTCAATAGCTCCAACAGGGTTACCTAAAGTAGAAGTTTGATTTATGAGAAGAGTACCATCTGCTGTTAATCTCATTCTTTGTGATTGAGAACCGATAACATCAGCACCTGTAGCAAATACTATTCCATCATAACCCCCAAGATTTAGATAATTTCCATCGGTAGTAGGTGCATTGGCAGCACCTCTCCAAATACCAACATTTACAGTTGTACCATTTCCTTCTCCAAGTCCAAGAATCCCCTGAGCGTTTCCTGTTGCTACTTTTATAGTGCCTAAAACTTGTAAGTTAGCATAAGCTGTAGAGGTTCCTATTGCAACACGATTGTCACTTCCCACTCTAACCATTCTCATTACTTCTGAACGAGAGTTTGATAGGCTTCCATAAATATAAAATGCTAAATCTCCTGCAACCGATGTCCCATTTGTAGAATAAACAGCTCCAAGTCCGGGTGCTGAGTTCCAATATCCTGCATTTTCAAAATTCAAATCTCCTAAATATAATTGTGCACCGGGATTAATACCTGTATTTTTATATGCCGCTATATCACCTCCATACACATAAAGTCTTGCCCTCGGAGTATTTGTTCCGATTCCTACATTTGTTCCATTGTCAACTATTTGAGAGTCGCCTATTGCACTTGCACTTGTCCATTTAGGCAAGTAGTTAGTAGTGCCCGTACCTGTTACAGTACCTGCACCAACTGCAACTTCAATAATATTACCTGAAGCGTCTATTGCTAAATCGTATGCACGTGTTCCTGTAAAAGTCCCTGATCCGTATTGATTTAATTGCAACTGAGAAGTTGCCTTTAAAGTCATAGCCTGAGTAAAGGATATGGCATTACCTGCCGTACCTGTTCCTGCTATACGCCACCCGTGAACTCCATCGTTCATTTGGTACATAGCGGCTTTACCATTTTCAATATAGGAATTACCACTCGCACCATAATAAACGTTTTGAGAAAGATTTATTACTGTACTTGTTGCTCCAATAGAACCTTGATTTCCAATTTGAAATCCTTTATAATCTACCCACGCACTCGGTGTAACACCCAATCCGAGGTTGCCGTTTACATCAAAATACGTTCCATAATAACCATCTGATGTTCCGATTGCTAATCCATTTTTAACACGAATGAAACCATCGTTTGCTTTTGCTATATTAACATAAGCACCTGCGGTAGTAGCGACACCTAATCTTGTAGTATTTGTTCCGTCAGTAACATTAAAAACAGGGTTAGTAGAAAAAGTATATGTTACAGAAGAACCACCATCTTGAATACTACTATTGCCTATCGTTGTACTCCCCGTAAACTTAGGCAAGTAGTTTGTCGTTCCCGTACCTACAACCACGTTTATGTCGTCAATACCACTATCTGCTAATATGTTGTTACTTATCGTAGCTAAATTTGCCATATCTTATACCATTGTGAGTGAACGCCAAGTTCCGTTAGCGTAAATATACAAACCAATTACTCCATTTGTCTGATAAACTATTAACCCTTCAGGGACAGTTGCTATTGCCTGACGCTGAGCCTGTGTCATACGTGGAGGCAAGAACCCTCTTGTAGTACTATCCATTTGGAATAGCGCTGCAGCATTAATAGTTGCTGTACCCAATCCTATTGCTGATCCGTCATCATAAAGCAAACTGTCACCAATCGCACTTGCTCCGGTAAACTTCGACAAATAATTTGTCGTACCTGTACCGGTAACAGGATTGGTCAATACGCTCTGATACTGAGGAATGTTTAAGGTAGCTCCCACTAAAGTGGCAGCGCCTGAAGTTCCCGTAGTAGTCAACGTAATAGCGTTCTGCTTATTATTAAAAGTTGTCCAATCGGTAGAACTCAAATATCCATTTGAACTTGCACCTGATTGCGTGATAGCAATTGTCGTTCCAACAAGCGTAATCGGAGCTGTAACTGAAATAGAGCTCTGCTTGTTATTAAATGTAGTCCAATCCGTAGAACTTAAATAACCGTCCTGTGAACCACTTGACTGAAGGATTCCAACTGTACCTGAGCCTGTGATAGTGCCGCCCGTTAACGGGCCGCTAAATGTTATTGAAGTAACAGTACCTACCGACCAAGTCCGGTTAACGCTGAGGTCTTGGCTGAGTCCGTTTATAGTTATCGTTCTTGTATCCGGAACACCGCCTAACCCACTCAACGTATAGTTAGGTATGTTCAGCGTGTTGCTTACAAAAGTTGAAGAACCGCTATTGCCTGTAGTAGTCAGCGTTATTGTAGCCTGCTTATTATTGAAAGTGTTCCAATCTGTGCTCGACAAGTATCCATCTGAAGATGTGCCTGACTGCGTAATTCCTATAGTCCCTGTACTTGTAATAGTTCCTCCTGTGATTGGGCCCGAAGTCGCAACGCTTGTCACTGTACCAACAGACCAAGACCTATCTGTGCTCAAGTCTTGCGCCAATCCATTGATTGTAATATTACGAGTTGTTGGAACACCGCCAAGCCCTGCAAGCGTATATTGAGGTACATTAAGAACACCTGTTAAATTGCTGTAAGTAGCAGCTCCGCTTGATCCGGTGGTCGTTAAGCTAATAGCAGAGCGTGCTCTACTATCTGTAAAATAAAGGTTTGTACCTTCTGAAATGTTGGTTGTAGTAAGGGTTACCGCACCTGTAAATCCGTTTACAGAAGTAACAGAGTCAGTGTTGTCCACTTTCTGCCAAGCAGTTCCGTCAAACACAATCCAATCCCCTACCTGCCATCCACTAACACCATCAATGGTCGTATTACCTGCTACACTTACAATGTAGAAATAGCCTTCTGTGCCTACCCCTGAAGTAATTGTAGGCGAATTGGTATTGGCATTCCAAGTTCCCTGATACTGAAGTCCACCGATCAATGAATTGATTTGGCCCTGAAGTTTGCCAAACGCAGTAAGTATACTATCAGTAGCAGAAATTGTCGTGCCGGTAACAGTAAGACCTGTAAGGACTTTACCTGTGACAGCAGAGTTACTGAGCGTGACACTTGCTGCGCCCGGGCCACTCGCTGTGGCTTCACCCGTCAGTGAAGTAATATAGTTACCCTGAGCTTGGTACTGAGGAATGTTCAGCACGTTGGATACCAACGTAGCAGCACCCGAAGTACCTGTAGTTGTCAGAGATGTAATTCGATTATCATACGCCTCATCCCATTCAGCTTGAACAGCATTTGTTGGAAGACTGTATCCTGAAGCAAAAGTCAATGCAAGTGTTCCGCTTCCTGTTACCGGACTACTACCTATCGAGAATCCGGTAGGAACACTAAGCCCAACTGAGGTTACCGTACCAACAGACCAACTTCTATCTGCACTCAAGTCATAAGCAGTACCGTTAATGGTAAGTGTTCTTGACTGAGGCGTATAAGCTGTGGTGTCAACTATTAAGGTACCGTTTGAACCTGAAGTTTTAAGAATACCATTGGTAGTGTATCCAATAAGCTGAATACTTAAATCAGCATTTAATGACATCGTATAATTACCACCATTGACCTCAATCATTACCTTGCCACCTACATTATAGTTCGCAAGAGTAAGTCTGCTCTCGGCAGTATTATAATACAAAGCACCACTACCTGCACCCATATTAGTCAAATAATATGAAGGAGCTGTAGGAGAAGCTGTAAATGTTTTTGCACCACCTATTGTTTGAGTGGTAGCGTTCACAAATCCTCTTGCTGAAGCTGACGCATCAGGAATATTAAATGTATGAACAGTACCTGCACTTACAATATTGAAATCAGTACCTGTAGTTCCGGTAGCAAATGTCTGATTTGAAGACAGTGCAAGACCGTTTAATGTCCTTGTAAGAGGTACATATCTAAGGTCGAGATCAACGCTTGCAAGACCCGTAACGTGGCCAAATGTATCAAGAGATACGTCTTGGATTACAGTTCCCCCTGCGTTATCAACACTTGTTTGAGATGAAGTATCTGCGTGGCTGATAGTACCTGACGTAGTAATTGTCCCACCATCAAGTCCTGAACCTGCAGTAATTGAAGTAACTGTTCCTACGTTCCACGTTCTATTTGCGCTCAGGTCATACGTAGTACCATTGATGGTAAGCGTGATAGCCTGATTAGCCGGAGTGTATCCAAGAAGGGTAGCAATGGTTGCACTCTTCCAAAGATTAGTAGCAGTGTCACGGTAAAGAACACCATTGTTTATATAAGGAGTTGGGGCGACATCATGGAGCTCCTCGAGCTCATAACCGTTATCCACCTTAACATATATCTTACCATTATTTGCATGAGAATACTCTACATATCCAATTATTACGGTATGCTGAGGAGCAGCAGGTTTAATATTTGTGATTGCACCCGGTGTAGTTGGACTAAGATAAAGAACATCACCATCAAGCCATGTCTCTCCCTGAAGATTACCTGTAGTATTTACGTTTACAATCTGACCAATATTAACAATAAATCCTTCCTGATTGGTTGATATATCCTCGCAAACCAATCCAAGAGTAGACGCACTGTTAGGGTCATTATTAGCCTGAGCTAAGGCAACAGCAAGTCTTTGTCCCTGCGCACCTGCAACCCTTACGGCCTGATAAGCTGTTCTTGATAAATTACCTCCCGTGCTATTGCGTACTCTCGCTACAACACTCTCTCCAATTGGGAGATTATAAGTGTTTCCTTTTAGAGAAAGTCTAATTGTTCCCTCAATATTATCCCACCACATAACTCCTGCGGCAGAAGGAATGTTACTGCTTGATAAATTATATCTAACAAAGTCAGTAATAAGGCCATACGACCCAAGGTCAACGTCTTGTGTTGCTCCTGTATATGGAACATATCCCGTAAGTACAGAACCATAGTCAGGAATATTAAGCACACCTGTAAGGTTGCTATATGTTGCAGGGCCACTACTACCTAAAGTAGTAAGGCTGATAGCAGAGCGAGCTCTGCTGTCAGTAAAATATAAATTAGTGCCCTCGGTAACAAGGGTCGTTGAATAATCGCCCGACTGAGCCACTACAGCCCCTGTCCTTCCGAACACACTTGTCACCGGGGCGGTATCGTAATCAGTCCATGATGCAGTAACGGTGCCACCGTCCTGCTGATTTAATGTTAATGTCTTTGTAGTCGTACCGGTAACTGCAGCAGATACAATTGAATCGTTATAGGCTGTGTCCCAAGTAAGCTGACTCGCTGTTGTTGGTATCGAATATCCTGCTGTTAAACTAAGTACACCTGTAAGAGTGGTATATGTAAGACCTGTAGCAGTTGAGCTAATTGCAGCTCTTGCTCTTGAATCTAAATAATAAAGATTTGTGCCCTCTGTTACAAGAGTTGTACTATAATCTCCCGATTGAGCTATAACATCACCCGTTCTTCCAAATACACTTGTTACAGGAGCAGTATCAAAATCGCTCCATGACACTTGTATTGTTCCACCGTCTTGTTGATTAAGAGTAAGCGTTTTGGTAGTAGTGCCTGTTACGCTCGCAGAAATAATAGAATCATTGTATGCTGTAGTCCAAGTAGCCTGAGTAGCATTTGTGGGAAGTGAATATCCTGCAGCAAACGCTACAGCAAGCGTACCACTACCCGTAACAGGGTTGCCTGATATAGTAAACCCTGCAGGCACACTCATATCTACTGAAGTGACTGTGCCCACGCTCCATGATCTGTCTGCGGACAAGTCGTAGGAGGTGCCGTTAATTGTAAGCTGCCTTGTTGTAGGAACAGCTCCAATATCTGAAAGCACCTCACTACCTGTCCTATACTTAATAACCCCTGAATCAGACACTAAGAATTTATCTGTGTCAGTGGCTGCATTTGTTATAGTCTCAATATAAAGGTCACCCTCTATAGTAAGCTTATATCCTGTATCGTTAACACCATCACCAATAATGGTGTTGCCATTAGCGAATATTTTTGAAACCTGTGTAGCACCAATACTCTGAACAACTACTCCATCAGTATAATTATGAACAGTTGACCTTGGTGACCCAAAGTTGTTCATCGTAATGGTATAGGCATAGTCAACACCATCAATATTTACAAAAGTCACAGCCCCACCGGTAGGTGAATTATACTCAAATCTAAATGTACTTGCAGCATAAGATAATGAACTATCAATAAGAGTGGTAAGTCCACTCCACATTGGAAGTGTATATGCTGTGCCTGTTCCCGTTACAGGATTAGTAAGTGCATTTTGCTTGTTATTAAAGGTATTCCAATCGGTACTGCTCAAATATCCATTTGAGCTGACTCCGGATTGTGTAATACCGATAACACCTGCTGAATAAGTGATAGGTGCAGTAGCACTAAGGTCGTTAAGCTTTTCATTAAACTCGTTCCAATCAGCAGCACTGAGGTAACCATCTGAAGTTGGCCCTGCTTGTGTGATGCCAATCGTACCTGAAGTGGTAATTGTGCCACCGGTAAGAGGCCCACTCGTTGCAACACTCGTAACCGTACCTACGTTCCATGTACGGTTTGCACTTAAATCGTACCCTGTACCATTGATTGTAAGGGTAGTACTATCCTCAACCGCATCAGTGATTCCATATCCCCCCAACGTAGTTGGGGTGTTTATGATTTTACCCCAATCAAGTGAAGTAATCCACACAGGGTCAGCATAAGACTGATCTGTACGCACATCACCCACTGTCCAAGACCTATCTGTACTGAGATCGTACCCTGTTCCGTTGATAGTAAGGGTTCTTGTAGCCGGAGGCGCACCCACATCGCTGTAAGTAAGCACAACAGCACCTGTGTATCCGTTTACGCTTACAACTGCATCAGTATTGTCAACCTTACTCCATGCAGTACCGTCAAAAATAGCCCAATCACCAAGTCTCCAATCAGTAACTCCATTCAAATCAGTGTTACCCGGTACACTTACCACGTAGTAGTAGCCCTTTGTACCCACAGAACTCTGTAAAAAAGGAGTATTGGTAGCTGCATTCCACGTTCCTTGGTACTGAACACCACCAACAAGGCTGTTGATTTGGTTCTGCACCTTGCCAAACGCAGTCAAAATGCTGTCAGTTGCGACAACTGACCCACCTGTGATGTTCAGTCCACTCAAAACCTTCGCTATTACAGCCGCATTGTCAAGAGTAACAGTTGCATTACCCGGTCCTGAGGCTGTTGCCTCACCCGAAAGCTGTGTTATGTAGTTTCCCTGAGACTGATAGATAGGAATATTGAGTGTTCCTGCTGAATAAGTCGCTGCTCCACCCGTTCCTGTAGTGGTTAACGTGTCAATTGTGGGCAAACTCCACGTCCTATTCGCTGAAAGGTCGTAGGTAGTCCCGTTAATTGTAAGTGTTCTTGCAAAAGGAACGTATGATGTACTGTCTAAAGAGCCATCAGCCTTCACAAATTGTGAGGCAAGACCGCCCGGGACAATGAATGCTGCCGCTTCAATACTAAATGCACCAAGATTTACATTACCCGTAGCGCCAACATAAGGCACATAGCTCTCACCAATCAAGTTGCCAAGCTCAGCAACGGTAAAATTCTTTGTATTATTAAGATTCTCTACATCTGTACCAATCAATAGATCGTTCAGCGTAGGAGTAACTATTATGGGGTATGTACTTATCCGTGCCATTATTGAACATTTTTCTTCACTGCACTACCGAAATAATATCCAAAGATTGAAAGCACAACACCCTCTGCTATTCCTATCAGATGTATAAATAACTCCTTATTCTCTTTTGGTACTTCGAGATAGACAATGACATAAACAATGAAAACAAAAACTCCCAATCCAATGAACCCCGTAAGATTGAACATAAAATCAAACTTACCGGTCTTGGCCACCTCTACCTCACGGTTACGTGCAGACTCTCTGTCACGAACCTCTAATTCATATAACTCTTTCAATTGTTGATGAGCCATCTCTTTATCAGCAGGGCTGAGATCAGGAGACTT